ATGCCACGCCCGGATACACAGTCAGCACACCTTGGTGGTCGTTCATCCACAAGGTCGCTCCAGACGACAGTTCCTCTAACAACTTCAAACATATAGCGCTTCATCGCCCAGATAACTACTACCATATGAAGAGAAGTACCTTCGGAAGTATAGGAGTACAATTAACAATTGCAGGATATCCTTCAATATATCCAAATATATATTCACATATATTACAAAATACATCTCTAAATGCAAAATGTATAGTGAAAAGTATTCAAAGTACAGCAAATGGGTATAGAACAATCACTGTAGATGACGCAAGTAGATTCCCAGAGACTCCACAATATGCAGAAGTGCTGGAATATACAGATTCTAATGGTATTAGACAGACATTAGCATACACAAGACGCTCAGGATTGCAGTTAAACGCAATTAACAAACCAGATAAACTACAGTCAAACGTCGTTTCTGGGCCATTCTGGGACAATCTAACAGAAGGTACAGTCATTAGATTATCACAACCATATGACATATACAGTTCCAAGAATGTATTTACAGATACTAATAGTAGTATATTTACAAAAGTACTTTCACAATTAGAAAAAGGTACTAGAGATACAACTAATTTACATATACCCGATGCATATCTATGTATGTGGAATAGTAATTTGGGAAGACCATATACATTCTACTCAGATAGTTCACGCACTTTCAACAACCCAACCAGTGATAGGGCTGTGGACAAGAAGCCATACAACAGCCTACCTGAGCATTTCGAGAGCATACACTACCACGATTCGGTGTATGCGATGAGTTTAGGACCTCTATCACTGAGGATTAAGTCTGCTAACCCAGACACGAAAACAGGGGCTTCAGCCACAGGAGCGGCAATAGAGGCACTCTCTGGATACGAGGCGCAAGGCGGTACTACGCTGGATAGCCAGAAGGTGATGTACAGCAAGTTCTGGCCGTGCGGTAGCCGTGGTGGGCCTCTGGTGAGCCGTTTGGACCTATACACAGAAGCGAGCGTATCATGGTCAATACCCCGTAAATACGCTGCAAATGACTTCTACTACTGGAAAGACGAGGATGTGGCCAACTCAAGTTACGCCATGGCCAGCAGTGGTATCACGTTCGATACGATGAGTAGTTCGCATGCTGACAACCGCTACTCATACGGATGGAGGATATCCCTGAGACAGGCGTACAACAAGCCGACATACGGCATACTGCCCGGCAGGGGCAAACTGGAGGATGACAATTCCTCAGAGACGCAGTACACCACTGACTATGTTGCAGGACCACTGGTGCACATGCCTGCCTCCACATGGACGTACATAGGTGGAGATACGTCGCAGTCCAACGTTTCCCTATCAACGACATACGTCGGTATCATGGAGAGGCAGACCAACTTCGCCGGTATGCTAGCAGCAGACAGACCTGAACACCAAGTGAGATACAGCGAGGGCAGGAGGATGACTAGACCGTTCGGAGCACCGTTAAGGACATTGGTGGCCAACAACAACCAAGGCAGGGACTGGTGGGGTGACATACTAGGAAAGGGCGTATACAGCCTCACAGAAGCCACTCAGTACTATCTGGTGGATTGGTGGGGCAACGAGCGTGGAGAGGACGTAAGACGTGCTCCAGTGCGTGGATTCGGTATCAGACCAGCATGGGACTGCGGAGACGCATACGAGTATGACAGAACCAACAACAGGTCACCCCACGCTAGGGTATTCAACAACGGCAGACCCATATTCGATGTCCTTGGTGTGATGAACTCCTCAGGAGAGAGAAATGGTGACGCACCCAGATTGGGCGGTACTCAGTCTCTGAGTGGTAGCAGCACAGAGTTGGTCGATGTATTCGCCCCTACGCACTCCATGAGAGTAGGGGACATGGGCAACGGCAGGGGAGTGAGATACCCCAGCCAATTCAACGAGGACATACTCACGGAGTTGTCAGAACCTGTGCACTCCACTGGTGTCGTGCTGAGTCACAACACAGCAGAGCCACCAGCCGTAACGGGCTTGTTACGCCCCCGTAACGACGTACTGCAAGCCGATGAGATTCCAAGGGGAATCAGCGCCAGACTGGAGATAGCGGAAGACGGTCTGCTCAAACCAGACGCAGTAGTCAGCGATAGGGTAGAACAGATAGTAGGTACATCACCACACAAGGACGCAATCAGCAGAAGCACTCCTAGGATAGGCATCGACGCTGAGAACATGGAGGGTCTTGAGAAGGACCACATAGCAATCAACACAGAGGCACACAGCCTACACACAGACAGAGGAGTAGGGCAGAGGACAGTGCTGCACGGTGCTCTAATTACAAACAGCCAATCATTAGGTGACTTGGACCTGACGACCGTCACATTCGACGGACACACGAACAGCGTGCTGAGACTCAGCCACACCAGCAACGTCAACCCTTTGGGTGGTAGTTACGTGCTGGAGACCAAGAGTTACGGCTCTTTCTTCGATGACACAGGGTGGGGGCTAGATAGCCTATCTGCTGGTGCAAAGACCACGAACCCGTATCAGAGCACGGAGTTCAACAGGAACACTGTGAAGAACAACCAGAAGGACCAGAGCGTGAAATGGCTGCTACGACCCGTCCGTGTCTTGGACAAGCAGCATGTGGAGATGTTCAGACCAGTACCGTCCGTAGCAGGCAACACACCACAACCTGCATCTAACTTCTTCAGGGCATCCGCTGGTGGTAAGTACGGTCTGTTCACATACGAGACACCCACACCTAGAGTGGCGACAGGCAACTTCCCAAGGAGCACAGCACCAGACACCAACGGACCATACGTACCTGTGGTGTACATCAGCAACAGCAGCGCTACCACACCCACATCCAAAGGGCCTAAGATACTAGGAACAGAAACCACAGGTTTCGACAAGACCACAATAACAAGTCCAGTGACTAGGATGATAATGAGCGAGAACACCCTACAGCACTACAGGGCAGATGCATCTAGAAGGAGACAGATAGAGGAATCCAACCAGATAGTGAGGAGACTGGACTACAGCGTCAAGCCAAGATTCAGCCAGTCTCTACACCCTAAGGGGCACAAAGGTGATGTGTCTTTCAACGTGAGTGACCACAGTGGTGATGCAGCATGACCAAACTACTAGCGAGCACAGGTAAGTTCACTGACACAGTGAACGAGGCGATGAAACATGTCAGGAAACCAGTGTTCGTAGACAATGCGGTGCACCACGCTCTAGTTGAATCACAAGCAGATTACAAACACAAGGTGACCATAGAGAACAGGAACAACGCTACATACAACGTATTCAGCGAGAAGAGGTACGAGTTGGTTGAGGGTGAGGCATCAGTGCAACTCTCACATGTTAGTGTGCCCGGACATACCAGCACATCAGCACCATTCTATGAGAGTGGTGTGATATCAACCACCTCGACCCTACCTACGTTGATGTACAACGGTGATGATACATCTGACAGACTCACCTTATCTACAGCAGAATCATCTAACCAAGGAGTCAGAATCAACTTGAAGAACATGAAGGGAAGAAGCCTCAAAGACATAGGCTTCCAAGGTGGAACAGTTCACCTAGGAGACCCTATTGATGTTGGCTTAAGAACCAGCGATTTGGCAATGAAACTGGGAACAGATATAGCATCCACTCTAACGTCTGTGCAGATAGGCTCGTTGAGACACGCAGCCAACACTAACAGCGCTAGGAGAAAGCACACCAGCAAGTTCCTAGCAGAAGACTTCTACAATGTGACTCTCATATCAGCGTTGAAGTTCACCTCACGTCATGATGGCAACATCATTCACTTCGACAGATTCGCCAATCTGATGTACACACCATTCACATTCACGACAGCCACTAGATTCCTTGATGAGACTCTAAGACAAGGTAACGAAGAAACCAACCCGTCCTCGCACAACGAGAACAGAATATCAATACAAGGTGTGCCCTTAGCAAAGAACGAGAGCGCATCAGTCATAGTTGATGATGCTGAGAGACAACAGGGCAAGTTCGACACTGATGTGCAGGAGACAGTCACACCAATCTTCGATGCAACAGTGAAGACCAACGCTGCTGCTAAGAAAGTCGCTAGGCAGATATTGAAGGCCAACTCCCTAGAGCAAGGCTCATTGAGAAGCAGCGGTCACCCAGACGCTTGGGACTTGAGACCCGGAAAGGTCGTATCCTACAAGGGGGAGAAGAAACTAATCACAGAGTCCAGACACACCCTGTCATCCAGACTATCAGACATGAACTTCATATCAGTGCAGACTGGTATAGAAGGTGTATTACAAGGTATCAGTGAGGGTATGGTATCATCATCTTCGGGTGACAACCCGGATACGATAAGCCAACAGGTCGAGAGAAATCTATCTCTGTTCTCATCATTTGAAATATCCACTATTCCCATAATAACCGTAAGAGTTGTAGAAAGCCTCAATTCCAAGTTTGCAATCGGCAAGGCTGCTGGGAGGGCCACTATAGGGAAAGCAGGGACTACTAAGGTGATTGGAATGTCAAAGTTTAGCGAAGTGAGCGTAAGAGGTGGAGAGTAATGCCAGCAAGTGATTACATGAAGAGATTGATGCTAGATACGATAGCGTCTAACATCAATGAGATGATACTAGGATTCGACGGCACACCCGCAACAGCGTCAGACGGTGCTGCTGGAAGACCGGCTGTCACAATCACACCAACGGTGACTGTGATAGATGACTCCACTTTGATGGTCGAGGGTACTCTCGGAACGGAACATTCTTTCTCCGAACCCCTCAAGGAGGTATTCATACAGTTGAGGGGCACGAGCGATTTCGTTCCTGTCTCACGACATGTGATAAGCCCGGTGACCAAGACGAGTGGAAATGAAGTGAAGATTCAATTATTGATAGAGGTGAGGTAATGGGAACGACAGGCAATCCACTTTCAGGACATACAGCGGCTAACTACAACACGTCATTGAGTGCAAGTCTAGGGAGAGCAGTTGATGGTCTGAGAGATGGCGACCAGATACTATCAGCATCATTCACCAACATATTGGAGGGCGTACACGGCAATGGGATACTCATGCTTGAGGGAGGTGCAGTCAGCGGCACTAACAGGAACAACCCGGACTTCCTGCCCGGAGCAGTGACGAAGCACGACACCAACGCACATCAAATCAAGATACAAGGTGGATATGTGATACTAGATGGGGCTATGTACGAGTTCGCTGATGGTTACGACACTGATGGAACTCCAGATGACATCACGATAGACCTCACTTCCGGCAGTGCTAACAAAACAGGGACTACCAATACCCTGACCAATGGCAAGGAGTGCTTGTTCACCATATTCGTGAACGCCAATGACTCTAGTAGCACCAAGCACATCAGATTTCAACAGAGCAGTCTAGTCGATACTGGGACTGGTGTGTACCCCTCATCACCCAACACCTATCTCATAGATGACGGTACTAACACATCGGTCAAGGATACTGTAGTCCTAGCAACTGTGAGAGCCATATTCGAGACAGGTACGGTCGCTGCTGCTAATACCTTAGCCATAAGAATCACAGAGATAAACGACAAGCGGGTCTTTCTCAAACCATCACCGATGTTCATCACTCCCCTCACCAAGGGCATACCGAAGAACAAGGACTCTGCCAACTCAATCAACAGCCACACTGACCTAGATGCACTACACACAGAGGGTGGTGACTTCTCCAACTCACCATTCGGTGCGATATGGATGTCACACTCCACAGACAAGGTGACCGGTGGTGGAACTAGACTGGGCGACGTGGGAGATGACGTGCTCTTCTTCGCATCACATGAGTCAGACGGCACAGCAAAGACACTGAGGCTCGCTCCTGACAGGATATACACAGGCACGCCCTCTGGTGTCAATCACTTCACGCACGACGGTCCTAACATCTTCATCATCGCACCAAGCGCCTCTGGGTGCACACTCAACCCAGACAACACCAGTAACGAGTTCGCACCCGGCTCGATAGTGTACATCAGGAACACCAACGCATCGAGCGGTCACCCAGTCAACTTCGACACAATTGGTGGTAGTGCTCTGGATTACCAAGTGCAAGGCGGGCAAAGTGCCATCATCATTCGCAACAACAGCAGTAGCAACCCCAAGTGGTCCGTTCTCATCAACGCATCAACCAGCGGCACTGGTGCTGTCAGCGCATTGAACGACGCAACTGCGAACGAGTTGGTGACTGTCGGTAGTACGACAACCGAATTAGATGCACAGTCTCTCCTCACTTTCGCTAGTGCTACACTCAACGTTGGTGCTTCTGGCAACGGCGCTGACCTGCTGCTACACTCAGCCACAGCCAATAACGTCGGCGCTAAGTGGACACACGACGACGCTACCAACGGCTCACTGGTACTAGGGGCGAATGACTACGGAATAGACTTCAAGGCATTCGGGGATACCGCTTCCAAGTTCATACACTGGGATGCATCCACTGACACCTTCTTCGTGACATCGAACTTGGACATAGACGGTCCTGTGACTGTCGGTGTGGATGACACTGGCTACGATGTCAAGTTCTTCGGTGCTACCTCTGGCTCTTACATGCTATGGGATGAGAGTCAGGATGACCTCATACTGGGTGGCGCTGCTAGATTGGGCATAGGAGACACCGCTCCGGGCACGCAGTTGCAGATAACGGCAGACGGCCCTATAATCACACTCAAGAACAGCGTGGCTGAGAACAACGATGGTGGTGCTGAGAGCACCATAATCTTCGAGGACCACACAAACGCACATCTATCACAAATACAGGGCAGTCACGATGGCTCTGCCGACGATACCAAGGGTAAACTCATCCTGAGCACCCACAACGGTACATCACTCACCACTGCTCTCACCATAAACTCAGCGCAGAAGACCACGCTCGCTGGTGAGGTGGTGATTGGTGGTGACCTCACAGTCAACGGCACTACCACTACAATCAACAGCACCACCATGACCACCGACAACATAATCCTCACTCTTGGTGGAGATACCGCTCCCGGTAGCAATGACTCTAAGGACAAGGGCATTGAGTTCAGATACTTTGACTCACAAGCCAGAATAGGATTCTTCGGATATGACGAGGACGCTGCTAACTTCACTTTCCTGACTGCTGCTACCAACTCCTCTAACGTGTTCAGCGGCACTAAAGGCACAATCAACGCCCATCTCACTGGCAACATGTCAGGCGGAACTGTATCCGCCACAACAATAGCAGGCACAGGCGATTTGACGATAGACACCGATACACTGTTTGTGGATGTCAGTGAGGATAAGGTGGGTATCAATCAAGCAACACCACTGACCCAACTACAGATAGACAAGGTAGGTGTTGAGAGCGTCACACTCACAGGCTCATCGACATCCGACGCAGTTCACACTCTATTCACGAGAACGCAGTTCAGAGGCTGCAAACTGTTCATATCAACAAAGACGACAGGCGATGACACCGGGTTCGAGTTCACAGAGGTGGCATTCACACACAACGGTCAGAGTGGTGGGTCGGTGTACAGAACAGCATACGCCACGGTGAATCACGGTGCTGATGTCGTTGGAACTCACACCATAGACATAAACGGGGATAACGTCAGATTGACCCTGAACTACAACCAGATAGGCGGAGTGGACAAGAACTTCACAACAGAGATAGCATGGATAGGGATGGCAGCATAAGGAGGTGAATGAATGGCAGAGAAAGATTTTCGTGTAAGGAAGGGATTGGTAGTCGATGGTACGTCGAGCGCAACTAGCGTTGCTGTGACGACAGGAAACGTGGTAGTAGCGGCTGGAACGATAGGACTGACCGACGGGCTGCTCCTGAGCACAGTGGCAGGCTCACCCAACGTATCCAAGATAACATCCCAACCCACTAACGGTAATATACACATAGAGCCTAACGGTGATGGAGACATAGTTCTCGTCACCGACAATCTAGATGTAACTGGCGACTCGATGAAAATCAGCATCAAGGACAATGTTGCTGCTGCTCTTGATATTACAGAGGCAAGTAATTCCTACCTCAAGTTCACAACCACTAACGGTAGTGACGAAGCCGATTCGGGCCTGATAACATTCGGCAAGGACAGCACCTTCGCCAGCACCAACATACACAACTTAGGTACTGTGAGTGCGGCTACGTCAATCACCTCTACTGCTTTCGTAGGTCCTTTAACAGGAGATGTAACAGGAAACGTAACAGGAAACGTAGATGGTATAATCGGTGGGACTTCACCTGCTGCTGGTTCGTTCACCAGCCTCGACGTGGATAATGGAGATATAACCAACGTCGGTGACATAGACGCTGACAGCATCAGCGTCGCAGATGCCACTGCTGGTCTTAACATTGATTTCAGTGGTGCTAACACTGGCACTGCAAAGATTACGCTAAAAGACGCCGCTGCTGATGCATTGAGTATCACTGATGGGTCTGCTGACTTTATGGTCTTCAACACAGACGGAGAGACAATCACCTTCGGGAAGAACAGCACGTTCGCTGGCACTACTATCGCTGACTTGGGAACAGTTACCACAGCCGATATCAACAGCGGTACTATAGACGGGACTACAATAGGTGGTTCTGCACAAGCAGCCGCAACAGTTACCGTATTCAAAGCGAAAAACACTGGCTACATCTCCAGAGTAAATGCACTGCAAAACACAACTAGATTCCAAGTAGATGGTTTGGATACCGGTGCTGGTGCTGGTGCTGGTACAAGTCCCAGTAGCAGCAGTACAGCAGCATATGCTGAGGCTAGACTCTTTTCAGATTTGAAGGGAGACGATTACGTCAGTCAATGGAATGACTACAGCGGGATGTCTGGTACTCTAATCATAGACAACGCAGATGACGTACCTGAGGTAGGTCAAGGTACGGTCCTCACTATAGGAGACACTGGTGGTACTGGTGACTCTTGGGCCATGGGTCGCATGCTTCTCAGTTCTAACTCTGATTTCACCATAGGATACTACCCCAAACCATATGAGGATATAGGATACAAGAACTCATCGACCAATGCACCTAACGTCTTCAACCCGTTTAGAGCCGCACAGAGCGTCTTCAAGATTGAGAAAACCGGTGACGTGACTCTCAAGGGCATAAAGGGGGATACTGTTGACGGCTCTACGGCAGCACACATATTCAATCCCGTATCACTGAAGTTCCAAGGGGTGGACAGTGGAGGTACTACACGATTCACAGGTTTCACCATTCCATCACAACTAGCAGCATCCAACAGCATCTACACTCTGCCTGATGCATATCCGTCCGGTAGCAGCAAGGTTCTGCAATCTACTACCAGTGGTGCGCTCTCTTGGGTATCAGCGTCAGGCACTGTATCAGCCCTGAACAGCCAATTAGAGAACAGGCTAGTCACGATGGGTAGCGACACCACTCAGTTGGATGGTGAGGCCAAGGCCACTCTCGACGGGCACAAGATGCTGCTAGGTGAGCAATCTGGCTCAGGAGAAACCACCTCAGCCGAATCCGACCCTCACCTGCACATCGTCAGAAGGCAAAATGTAGACATAGGGTCTGGTCTTGGGAGTCAGATTCTAGGTGCTAAGATACAAGCAATAGACGTAGCAGACGGACACAACGCATCGCATGGTGTCTCTGTCACTGGTCTCAACGTATCAGCGTTGCAGACTAATACCGCTGGAGGCACTTCAGCCACATCCAAGGCTCTCCAACTATCAGCGACCGGTTCTACGAATAACTATGCCATATACTCGTCTGCCGGTGATGCGTACTTCCAGTCTTCTGTGGATAACACTCCACCTCAATTGACTCTCGCTCACATCTTCAACGACACAAGCGGTCCTGTGATGAACTTCCTACTGGACAAGGGTTCGGCAGGTACTGATGATGATGTGCTCGGTCAGATACTCTTCAAGGGGGATGATTCCGACCAGAACACCACGACATATGCTGCTATCAAGGCTGATGTGGCAAACGCCGCTTCTGGTAGTGAAGAAGGAAGGCTCACATTCCAGATGGCGCAGCAGTCTGATGGCAGCCTCATCGACGTGATGGTCATAGATGGCGGTGACCTAGCAAACGGCACTCATTCCAAGGTGGTAATCAAGGGAGACTTGCAGGTCGATGGTGACACTACCACGGTGAACACAGCCGTCTTGGAAGTAGAGGACCTCAATATCACCGTAGCGAAGAATGCGGCTAATGCTGCTGCTGCTAACGGTGCTGGGCTGACAGTAGCCGGTGCTAGTGCCACGCTTATCTATGCCAGTTCAGGAGATAGATGGAACTTCAACAAGGACCTGAGCGTAGCAGGTGCTCTCTCGGCTGACACTTCATTTACTCTAGATAGCACTACGATATCGACTGCTGAGATAGCAGTGCTAGATGGTATTGCTCTCTCCAGTAATGTTCCTACTGGTGCGGTCACTGCTGACAAGGCCTTGACTGTTGACGCTAACAAGGACCTCAACGACTCATCCAACCACCTCAGAGACGTGAGGATGAGAAACCTCACATCTACTGGTTCTGTCACATCCACCCAGTTCTCCTCTGATTACGGAGACATCAAGACGGTGCAGGTAGCCTCAGGTCAGATAGCCATCGGTGCTTCTGTCACTGTCGGTACGATAGACACCACAGCGTACAGAGGTGCTGAGGTGCTAACTACGGTGTACAACACGACAGACAATACGACAGACCTATTCAAGACAGTCGTGATGTGGGATGGGCATGATACTCAAATACAGGCAGACGATAAGGTGCACTACACCAACTACGCAGTACTCTCCTCTGGTGATGTAGCCAGCGGAGACATAAGTGCAGTAAGAGACGGAACTGACATAGATGTCAATTTCACCTCCTCTGCCGACAGTGCTGACACGTTTATCATACGTGCTCAATTAATACTATTAGATATATGATGGAAAGTGAAATCATGGTGAGGAAATGGCAGAGAAAACATTCAGGGTAAAGAAAGGACTAGACGTAGAAGGACCTAACAAGGACTCCTCGATAATAGACGGTGTACTCACTCTAGGCACTATCGGTAACATCAGCGGTGCATCTAGTTCGATACTGGCAATCAACTCGCTCGGCTCTGTCAACATCAATCTCGACACCAACACCAACGATACTAACAGCGTCTTCAAGATAAAGGAAGATGGGACAGACTTCTTCACCATGGACAACGATGGTAATATCACTATTGTGGGCGACTTATCTTTGGGTGAAAGTAAGAAAATATACTTCAAATCCCCAGACACATACATCTATGCAGATACAGACTCATCCGAGGATTTGCACATAGGCTCAGATGGGCATATAGAATTAGAGCCTGATAACGATTTACTAATTAAGGCAGGTAGTACCGAATACGTTAGATTCGATGGTAGTGAACAAAGAGTCGGTATAGGCACGACAAGTCCTAGTTCAGCACTTCATGTCTTAGGAACAGATGCCATTCTAACTGTTGAAGACGCCTCGATAGGCATTGAAACACTTAGCAGGACTATGGCTGGAATAGACTTGATTTCAGCAGGTATGAACAGTGGTGCTTCCAAATACGGTACTGCACTCAAGTTCCTATCCTCAGACCCTCAACTAACGACAGAGAATCCCAAGTTCTTAGCGGCTATTGTTCCAAGGGCCACAGAAACCTATTCGGCTGATACTGATGGTGGGATGGCGTTAGATTTCGCAGTCACAGACGATAACCCCGGAACAACCAACGTCCCTTCTGTTGCTATGACGATAGACCATACAGGTAAAGTGGGGATTGGCGAGGCATCCCCATCCTATGACCTTCACGTAGTCGGTAGTGGATACTTCACAGACGACTTGATGGTGGGAAGCACTTCTCCCAACAAGATTACCCTGAACGGGAACGACCTTTACGTTGAGGGTCAGTTCGAGGCTGCGGGCACAGCCGGTTCGCACATCTACTCACTCGCTCTCGGTACGGCAACACCAACAGCGTCTTCAGAAGGTAAGTTCGAGACTTCAGGGGATGTCAAAGCGGGTTCGATGACAATCGGTGGACATACCTTCGATGACATAGACATAGGCACTGAGTTCGTGGATGCTGACGACCACATAATGTCATCCGGCGCAATCAAGGAGAAGATAGAGAGTTACAACTACCTAGCGAGCGTTGACATAAGCGCCAATACCAACCTAGCAGTGTCCTCACCGATAACACTGACTGGTGATACAGTGGGTCTGGACGACCCGATAAATCTGACTGAACTGACAGAATCAACGGATGCCACTGATGATAAGATTCTGCTTTGGGACGAGTCTGCCTCTTCATGGAAGTACATGACACTGGACAATCTCCAAGACTCGATAGACACCACAGCCTCAGGAGGCGCTTCTGCTCTGGATGGACTCACTGATGTTCTCATATCCGACAATTCGCTCTTCATCAACAACTTCGGTAGTGCACCCACCACAGGTACGTTGAGCACTGCCTCTGATAACTTGGCGATAGGTGATGCTGCCTTAAATAGTATAACATCGGGTGACCAAAACCTAGCGCTAGGATACCAAGCACTGACAGGAATAACGACTGGTGGCAACAACATAGGTCTAGGACCTTCTGCTGGGGCACAAGCCACTGCTGGTATCACTGAATCGGTATTCATAGGAAACGGCGCTGGTTTCAGAATGGATGGAGATTACAACATAGCCCTAGGAACTGACTCGATGAAGGGGTCTTCCACCAACACCAACAACACCGGAGCAAACAACGTCGGCATAGGATACCTCGCACTCTTCGACATCACTTCCGCTGATAGGAACGTTGCTATAGGATACGCACCTTTGCAGAACGCCACTACGGGTGGATACAACGTCGCAATAGGAAACAACACACTGGGCAGCATCACAACAGGTAGTGGCAACGTAGCAATAGGCAGTGGCACAGCAGACTTGCTCACCGATGGTGTAAGCAACGTAGCCATAGGCGCTGCGATGGGTGATGTTCATACTGGTGTAGATTACAATGTAGCGTTAGGATACCGAGCAGGACAATATCTGGGAAGCGGTGACAACGTTGCCATTGGTAAAGATGCCTTAGTAGGCTCATCAACGGCTACTGACAACACAGGCACTAGAAACGTGGCTATCGGAAAGAATGCGATGGATGAAATCACATCAGGTAGTGACAACGTTGCCATTGGTTTCAATGCGGCTGGCTCTTTCACTTCCTCCGCTAACTCTGTGGCGGTTGGTAGGGAAGCACTCAGTACCATCACCTCAGGCACAGCGAATACCGCTGTGGGGTATCAGGCTGGTAAGAACCTGACAGGCACAGGTAACGTAGCATTCGGACCTCAAGCCCTGCTCGGCCTGACATCAGGCACGATAAACGGGGGGTACAACATAGCAATGGGATACCAACCGATGTGGGAGATACAAACAGGGGACAAGAACCTCGCCATAGGTTTCGAGGCGATGCAGATGATTAGGACTGGCACTTCTAACATAGCAGTCGGCAATGAGACTATGAAGGAGGTAGATGATGGCGCTGACTACAATATCACGCTTGGATACCAAGCAGGGTACTACATCGGAAACAACGACAACGTAGCGATAGGATACCGAGCGATGAAAGGCTCTACGAGTTCAGGAAGCAATACGGGGAGCAAGAACATAGCGATAGGCTATACCGCAATGGAGTCCTACACCACAGCCACGGATAACGTAGCGATAGGTAGGAACGCACTTGGGGATGTCACCACTGGTAGCAACAACATAGCGATTGGGGAGCACGCTTTATCCGCAACAGACGGGGCTAGTGCTCATAACATAATGATGGGGTACTTCGCTGGTACTAACTTGAAAGGTGGAGTAAACGTAGGTATAGGAAGCAATGCCCTTGCGGGTTCTGCAACCGTAGCAGACAACATAGGGACGTACAACGTCGGTATCGGTCACTTCAACCTGTCAGTCATAACATCGGGTGACGATAACATAGGGATTGGGCAACTCGCTCTGAGAAATGTGTCCTCTGGTAATCAGAACATAGGCATAGGGCACGATGCGGGCACTGACATCACCACAGGCTCAGGGAACATCCTCATCGGCAAGGACTCAGGTCACAACATCGTTGATGGTAGTTACAACGTGCTCATCGGTGAGGATGCTGGACAAAACATAACATCGGGTGATGACAACCTGATACTCCACGCAGGTGATAACTCAGCAGACGCACCATCGAGTGCCACTGCTGACAGGCAGTTGAGGATAAGCAGCGGTAGCCATGTGTGGTTCTACGGGTATGATGGAAACCTGTATCTTGGTAGGAATTATCTCAGGCGATTCCCCGCTTCCGGTACAGACGCCCCCGGCTCTGACCTTGAGATAGGGGGTTCTGCTGGAACTGGCGCTGGGGTTGGTGGAGACATAAAATTACAATACTCACCTGCTGGTTCAACCGGTGACACCAACAACGCTCATGTAGATGCTATAACGATTAGCGGTGCGACTGGTGATGTCACCATTCACAAGAATCTAATCGTGAGTGGCTCAACCACCACACTCAACACAGCAACCATGACTGTTGAAGACCATAACATAGTTCTCGGTAGTGGAAACGCAACTGCTGAGGTTGTGGATGGTACTGGCCTAACACTGGAGGGAGGGTCAGGAGACGACATCACATTCCAATACAACACGACAGACAACAGGATGGAACTGAAGCACGGCACTGCCTTTGAGGATTTCAAGGCAGGAACTGTGACAGGTACGTTCGTAGGCGATGTGACAGGCAATGTGAGTGGCACTGCTGCGACTGTCACAGGTGCGGCACAATCAGCAATTACTTCTCTTGGAACTCTTACTGCTCTTACAGGTGGAACAGGGGATTTAATTTGGGATACAAATACTTTAGTTGTAGATTCTTCCACAAATCGGGTCGGAATAGGCACTACGAGTCCTGCATCCAAGTTAGAGGTAGTTGCTGCCCTTGCTCCATCATCTGCAACTCAATTCACATACGCTGAGACATTGAAGTTGGATGTAGCAGACAGTGGCACTGCCGAAGGTCCATCAATCAGATTCAGACATGGTGCGACCAGTGACCACAACGCTGCTGACTATCTGTTTCAAGTGATGGGTGATGGTGGTAGTTCGGTATCTCACGAATACTCCTTCAACTATGGATGGAAGAAGTGGCATCACACCTCCGGCGCAGATGGCTTCAAGCCAGTAATGAGATTCAGGGGGGCAGGAGACTCCGGTGCTGGTGGAACGCAATATGGAGAGATTATTCTAACTTCAACCGCTACTGCATGGGATGTCTATGATGGAACACATACAGGTCTTGAGCCTTCTACATACAATAATCAGATAAAGTTGAGTGGTGGTGAAACATCTTACATCAACAATGGACAGAACTTCGGTATAGGCACTACAAGTCCCGACCAACTGCTTCATGTCGTAGGTTCTTCCAATGACGATACTGTTGCGCTCTTCTCGACCGCAGGGGGGACTGGTGGTAGCACACAGGGTACGGTTCACATCGGTCTGAGCCATTTTAGTAGCGATGCCAACCCCTCGGTGAGAATAGGGGCGGAGGAAAACGGAACAGGTAGTTATCAAGCAGCCATGACCTTCGGAACTAGGAGTGCGACTTCCGATGCCGCACCTGCTGAGAGGATGAGAATAACCCATGATGGCAAGGTCGGAATAGGCACAGCGAGTCCCGACTATACACTAGACGTAGCAGGTAATATCGGTGTAGACCAGTACATCTACCATAATGGAGATGCTGATACTTACATCAACATGGGTGCTGATGATTTCAGAATAGTTTGTGGTAATGACTTGGCATTACATTATGATGAATCAAGTACTTCTGTTATGCATTTATCGTACAATGGAGAAGCAGACGTAAACATTGGTAATGGTCACTTCTTCTTCGGAGGTTCACAAGGTTCGTATGATACTATGATGGCAATAGGTAGTACTACTCCTAAAGCGTTACTCGATGTAACTGCTACCAATAACCCCACTATCTTACTCAATGCTAGAGACGCTAGTTATGCTGCTGATGACAAGATAGGCTCTCTGTTGTTCTACAACAATGAGGACTCATCGGGAGAGACAGGTAGTAGGATAGGTGCTGGTGTTAGGTTTGTCGCTACTGATGCGTATGGAAGAGGCAGGTTAGAATTGACCGCAGGGACAAGCAGCCCTATGAGCAGTTACAATAGCACAGAAGATTATACAGACAATTCGATAGCACGTTTGTCAATCTTGACTACTAATGGTAATATCGGAATAGGCACTACGACTCCTGATGCGGCTTTAGATATTGAACAGGCTGATGGGGCGGTTCACGGTTTGAAGGTGTATAGGAATGATTCAAGCACGTCTACCCCATTGGTCTATTTGCACGATGATAGCGTATATGTGGATAATCCTACTCTTCATGTGAAGAACGATAGAACAGACCAATATGGATATGCGGCTGTCTTTGAAGGGAATGTCGGAATAGGTGATACAACCCCTTCCTTCCCATTAGAAATTAGAGCCGCTTCAACTTTTAATACAGTTAATGGTCACATCATGCTCACAGGTGACAGTGCTAATAACGGAGAAGGTCCACAAATAGTATTTTCAGAAAGTGGTAGTGGTAGTAGTTTTGCTGGTGCTTATATTGGTCATGTAAGAACTGGTAGTAATAGTACAGGAGACTTAGTTTTTGCTACAAGAGCAACAGGTGGGGATGATACCACAGTACCGACTGAGAGAATGCGTATTTTGTCTGATGGTAAGGTCGGAATAGGCTCTACAAACCCTCTGAATAAATTGGTTGTTGCTCATAGTGCTGCCGATGGCGATAACGGAATGATGATTGTCAGAGTAGATTCAACAACAGCCGACGGCGACCTTCTTGGCGGTATCGGTTTTGATTCAAGTGATGGTAATGCACCAAGCAGCGTACTTGAGGCATCTGCTGGTATAGCGGCCTACGCAGCAGAAGACCATAGCACAGGTGACAAGGGCGGTCATTTGACATTCTTCACTTCACCTACCAACCAAGATGATGATACTACCTCTATTGAGAGAATGAGATTAACCTCCGAGGGATTCTTCGGTATAGGCACTACAAGTCCCGGCGAGAAACTTCATGTTTCGGGAGGCAACGTCACTTTAGATGCAGGATATTACTACAACTTCAGGGACAGAAGCGACCTCGGTATGAAGGAAGACGATTATTCGATTTCTATAATGGCTCCTGAAGAGGTGTATATTCAGATAGATTCCAACAGCAATAACAGCGATAACACATTCTTTGCCGTTCAGAAAGATGGTAATGCAGTCGGAGGTGGGACTGAACTCTTCCGTGTCCATGAGAATGGTAATGTCGGAATAGGCATTGCGAGTCCCGTTCCGAAACTCCACGTCTACGCAAACAACACCACCACCAATCAGACGACCTCCGGTGCTGCAAGTATCACAATCGAGAACGATGGTACAGGTGACGCTGCCCTCAACTTCCTACTAACGTCTGTGCAAAGATGGATGGTAGGAATTGACAACAGTGACTCTGACAAGTTCAAGATAGAAACAGGGGCTACTTCCCTTGGTACAGGAGCAGCACTCACAATAGCGACCAATGGAGATATGGGAATCAATCAGACAAGCCCCGCTGCACTGCTACACCTCAAAGGCACTGAGGACTCATGGGACAAGCACATCAGGTTGGAGAACCACGACACCAGTGACTACGGTGCTATCGTGCAGGACAGCCAAGGTATGAAGTTCAGAGTCTTCAGCGATGGTGATGACTTCTACTTCAGAGACAACGACAACAACACACTACTTCAGATTCAAGACGGTGCGGGTATCAAGTTCAACAACGCATACGAGTTCCCTACATCAGATGGAAACAACGGAGAAGTCTTAACAACAAATGGTAGTGGTACTCTTTCCTTTGCTTCGGCAGGTGGCTCTTCCACAGATTCGTTTATGATTTTCGGTGAGGAGTCAGACGACTATCTTGGCCCTGCTTCGGCAGGTAACTCAAACGGATTTTCATTCTCATATGGTAACGGGGCGCAGAACACTACCAAGTCATCAAGCGGTGCGGATTTCGGTATACCTCTAGGATGCGATTGTACCCTTAAGGCACTATACATTCACTTTGGTAACAAAAACTCTAGGACAAGTAGCACCAATATGAGTATAGATATATTCAAGAATCAATCGGGACTAAATGACCCGATGACAGGTAACGCTAGTGGTAGTGGTGGTAATGCATTCGTCATGTCTAAGACTAACTACGATATTGATTTTGATGAGGGAGACACTTTCAACGTAAGAGTGGAATCACCGACCAGTTATTCTACCGCTACGCAAATTGGTCCTGCAAGAATGACGGCATATTTTGAGAGGAGATGATAATTATGGGAGAGAATGTATGGAGCACAGTAGATGGAACGACTTGTAGAGCAAGCGACGTAATTATGAGTGTGGAACACTCTTATGATAAATTAAGGGCTTGTAGAGATTCTATAATAGAAAAATACGTAGACTACTACCAATCCAAACCACTACTGTACAATTCTCTCACAGATGCACAGAAAACAGAGTTAGGAGAATACAGACAGGCCCTGTTGGACTTACCTGCTACTGTGCTAGCAGCGGAGGGAAATGTCGTTATAACAGACTTGCCGGATTACTTTCCCGCACAACCTAGTTGGATGAGTAGTCACCCTAATGGAATAATTCACACTTAGATTAAGACTCCTAGTCTTGTCATTATCTTCTCCAGTCTAGTTTGACTGTATGAGTGTGCTAGGTTGTATGCATATTCACCTGTTGATGTTAGCCTGTCCACGTGTATGTTCTCCTCTATCGGTATGCCATTGGACAATGCCCATGACACCAAAGACTCCGTTCTCAGATTACCCTGTGCTGAATCCACGGAGAAGCAACCGCCTAACCCACCTACAGAGCAGTCAAACTGTCTGATACCTGAGTCATAGGCAGCCTTGATGTATTCTGCACTATCTTCATTCACATGTAGATGTATACTCAGATTATCTGTAATCCTTCTTGCCTTCCTACACAAAGATGTAATGCTTTTGATAGTTGCATTACTATCTGTATCACATAGCACAATACATTTTGATATGTCTTTTCCCCACTTTACACAGTCTAAAACGGCTTTTCTAGATACACCCTGACTAAATGCACAACTAATGTACAACCTATTTATTGGTATATCCTTGCATTTATTTTGATATATACTCATTATATTTTGATATGTATTTTTTTGATTTGATTTATTGAAATCATCATCGGGGCTTATCACAACATTCACACTCTCAAGACCTAGTTCTATCGCTCTATCGAAGCCCTTCTCATTCACAACCAACAGGTCTCCACCTGTCTTCCTGTAGAGTTTACCACTTTCTCTCATTGGTAGTATAGAGGGGTGTACTAGACTACCTACCTCTATGTCCTCTATACCCGCACTCTTCAGTTTCTTGATTAGTTTGATTTTCTTCCTCAGGGGAATGGCTCTTGGTAGACCCTGCAAACCATCTCTAGGACTCACCTCGTACAGGGATATAGCATTCATTCACTATCCCTACTAGACCATACAAAATAGATGAGCAAACTTGTTGTAGCCAGTAAAAGCAAGGGGAATCCTAACGGTATCTCTATTTCCATGTCATTAACTACGCTGTCTATCACACGTTGGTCAACAATCATTCTTCATCCCAATCCTCAAAAATCTCATTCATACATCTGATAAACATTGCAGTCTTACTATATCTTTTCATATCAATTCACACCTCCACCAATTAAATCTACTACTTGTCTTAACTTTTCTTAAACTCAAATCCATCAATATCCCAACTCGAACTTACTCGGTTTCTTCATCTCACGAATCTGCTGTGCTGCGAATCTTATCTTCTGAGTACTGTGTAGATGCCAGAATGAGTCCTTGTCTACCTTGAACTCTTTTTCTATTAGTTGACATAATTCGTATCTTGAGGAGGTTTGGAGGTCTTTGTCTATCTTCAGACCGAGTACTTCTTTGACCTCGTCTTCAGTGTATTTTACCCTCTTGTCTAACCACACATACACTTGCCCCATTACACTCATGAGTTTTCGTGCAAACCATCGCCACAACATACTGGTGTAGATTCTACACCGACAGTAAATTATTGTTTCGTCTTCCTGTATGCCGAGTCCTGCCAAAAGTTACCACATTGCTTGCATTGCCAAAGGTTGATTCTTCTCTTTTCACCGTCTTGATAGCGAGCGTTGAGTCTTCTCGGAATATGCTTGTGACCACAAGCACGACAAGTGACGTTCAGTTTGTCCAGTAGTCTTCCCATTATTCCACAGGTCTCCTACCAACGATATCATCTATCCTTAGTAGGGCAGTAGTGACTTCTGTCGCACTAAGCACAGCCTGCTTGATTAGTTTGGTAGGCTCGAACACACCAGCATCCTTCATGTTGGTAATACCACCATCAGTTACATTAGGACCATAGTACAGGTTACCGCTCTGTATCTCGTGCCTCATTGCTAGCACCACATCCAATGGGTCGTGTCCTGCGTTCTCCGCTATGGTAGCAGGAATAATCTCTAGAGCGTCTGCAAAGGCTTCTATGGCCATCTGAGGCCTTCCACCCACACTAGCACCGTGATTCCTCAGATAAGAGGCCATAGCCACGAACGATGAGCCTCCCCCTGCAACCACCTTCCCGTCTTCCTTGACGAGACTGACTACACCTAGTGCGTCATCGAAACCTCTCTCTACCTCATCCAGAGTAGACTGGGTAGCCCCTCTCAGGACCAGAGTGGATTGGTCGCTCTCAACAATAGACTCCACGAATATGTACTGTACGTCATTGTGCTTCTGTCTAGATATCTTGACGAAGGCCGAGGCTTCTAGTTCCTCAGGGGTCTGTGCCACGCTGATGCCCAAGCATCCTCTCAGTGCCTTCATCACACTCTCAGGTACTCTTCTCACCACACCTATGCCGTTCTTTCTCAAATACGCACATACGTGGTCATGTACACCATCTCTGACGAATACTACACCCTTGCCTTCCATCTTCATCACGATGTGCTGTGCACGCTCAAGCAGGTTGTCCCTACCTGACTTCTGAAACTGCGAGTAGTCTGCTGCATTCAGTTGAACCTGTACGTTCTCCTTGCTCTTCTCCTCCTCAAGCCCTGTGTTGAGCAGAAGGATGTTGGTCTCGTCATCCAAGTCGTAGTCTAGAACGAAGTCCTTACTGACGATGACACCGTTGAACAGGTAGGATTCCTCGATGCTGCCACCGGGTAGGCTGACGACTCTAACCTTGTCCACATCACCAGCAGCCATGACTGCATCCACACAGAGAGTGCTTACGATATCAGTAGCAGCCTCTACGGTCTTACCAGTGATTGCTGTCTTGGCTATATCGTGTAGAACCTCATTGCCTGTGTTCAGTGACACCTCACTGTTCAGGTAGTCTATTGCCATTTGTGATGCCTCACGATATCCCCTGCATATCACATTGGGATGCAGTCCCTTCTCGAACAGCATCTCACTATTCGACAGTAGTTGACCTGCTAGCACCACGGTGCTGGTAGTACCGTCGTAGCAGATGGTCTCCTGTGTCTTTGATATCTCTATCATCATCTTACCACCGGGGTGTGCTACGTCTAACTCACGTAGAATGGTAGCACCATCGTTGGTCACTATCACGTTCCCAGCACCGTCTACCATCATCTTGTCCATACCCATTGGTCCTAGGGTAGTACGTACAGTCTCGACAATAGCCTTGGCTGCCCGTATATTCATCACTTGTGCGTTGTTTGTCTTATCATTATCGGTCATTTCCAATTCACCTCTATCTCTATCTCTTTTCCTGTATCCAAGGAAAGTGACTTTACTACACCATACTCAGTGCCATACTTGTACAACTCGTATGTTAGTTGTGCATCTTTCAAGCAGTACTCCGCTACCTGATTGTAATTACCCAAAGCCCATTGCTCAGGTGCATCTATACTCTGCATTATCTTACCCTCTTTCAGAGTACATTTTGAAAGTACATCTAATGATGTGACTATTCTATCTGATAATATCTTAGATGCTTTTGAAACTAGGTTCTTGGTATCTATTATTGTATCTGAACTCTTGGCCATAACATCACCAGCAGCCCAGCAGTCTAGCGAATCTCTAATTACAGGTAGGTCGAAACCAATTATGTTGTGACCTAGTACTTTACCACCTTTCTCTATATGTTCCGATATATGATTACCTATATCTGATGCATGTAATGGGAGTACATTCACGTTTTCTAATTGTATATTTTTATTACTAAACAAAGTACCTTGAGTACCATCCCAAGTTGCAATCACACTTGTCTTGAATAGGTTCTTGTTGTCCCATCCACCAATGTCCCAAGAGTAGTTCTCGGTTTCTATATCTAGAGAAAGTATGTCACTCATCGTTTGCGCCCTCTTTCATTCGGAGATACACTACCTTGTTCTCCTTTACGGTGTCGAACATGTCTTTGGCATACTTACCAAAGTGATTCCAACCAGTGCCTCTGGTGACCGAGTTGAGTTTCATGTAAGTCTGTATCACGTTGTTCTTCCTGTGCCATCCTGCTCCTCTGGAGTCATCGAAGTCTACAGCATCTGTGTTCTGATACGCTATAGCGAATCTCTTCTTGTATTCTGATACCTCTGTCTTCTTGTAACCGACCTCGACCTCATCCTCTAGCCATAGAATCAGATTCTTCGTTAAGTCGTATAGGATGTCCTTAGCCATGTCAACATGCTCACCCGTAACTTCCCATGATTCATCTAGCATTGCCATGTGTGTCGCAAAGATGACTGTGTAGTTCTCAACAGCAGGCATGAATGAAGCCACCACGTCACCGATACCCGGTCCTAGACCGTCTAGTAGAGAGTAGTAGTCCTCTATGGAGTCATACGCAGCAGCGTAGAAGTCATCTCCTGCTGTGAACATCTGATGCATGTGAGACTGTAGCAGTTCCTCTTGGTCGTACCTGTTCATGGTATCCCAGTCTGAGAAAGATGTCTCACTGATGTTGAGTAGTCTGTCTCTCACTCTCTTGGTCAGCCCCTTGAAGTAGTCCACTATGTCATCGTGCTCGACAGACAACTTGGGTATCTTCTTGAATGCCATTTCCATCCTTTTCATACTCACGCCCATCCTCTTGTCGGTATCCCAGTCTGCCCAGTACAGCAGAACCCTCTGGAAGATACCCTTGGTCAGAACGTACTCCTTGACACCCTTCGGTGGGAAGGTGGTAATCCACATAGACACCAGAGACTCGGTTTCTATCCTGCCTGCCTTGGTGTGTTTCACGAGTATGTTGTTGTTGCTGCCTACGGGGTTGCAGGCAGACTGTAGATACAACACGGTCTCCTGACTGTGCTTGTTGGGGTTGAGAATGATTGAACCCTCATCGAAGTTGAGTGCTTTACGCCCATCTAACAGTCCCTCTTTGAGATGCTTTACAGTTTCACCGTCAACAATCTCCTCTTCCCAACCACCTATGAGTGCAGCGTCAGTCCCTGTGGTGTACATCTCAGTAGGTATCTCTGCCTCTCTACAGATGTCACCTATGAACTCCCAAGACACAGACTTCCCAGACCTGCTTGGTTGAATCCAGAACACGTGCACACGTGGGTCTAGGTGTGACGAACCCCAAGGTATCCTCACGAACGGTACAGCAACCTGCCCTTGTAGAAAGAAGAAGGAAAGCATTCCGGGTATATCGTTCTCCATTGATGTCTGCCTGAAGTGTTCCAAGTACCCCTTGAACAGAGGGAACTTCTGCACTGCCTGATACTCTGAGTAGTGACGCATGAGTGACCCCAGATGGGGTCAGTACTTAATACATACTATGTATATACAAGACAGTCGTACATTAGACACGTCTTTTCACCTTTCTCTCTACTACCATCTTCTCCTCGGATGTCAGAGCCTGCACTATTCTACCACGCAGTACATCACCTAGACCCTTTATTTTCTTCAGAGATTCAGGGAAGCACATCTCCTCTATGCTTCCGCACTGCTCTAGAATCCTGTCAGCCATGTCCTTGCCTATACCGGGTATTGCCAATAGCATGTCGGCTCTGATGTCGTTTGATGCCACTCTTCTTATTGTCCTAGCACCATGACTGGATGCTGGTTTGTGCAACTTATTGTGGAGTTTGGTGATGAAAAGAGCAGCCTCACTTACGTTGGGTGTGTAGAACACCTGACAATCAAAGTCACTCATGATGCGTGCTATAGTACCAGTCAACTCATTCTGTATTCTAGTGTATGTGACCTTCTTACCAGTCTTCTTGGCTATAGCCACGTACTTGTCTATCCCACCGTGTATCACTAGGAAGAATCGTGGGTAGTTGATGTCCATGTTTTCCAGTTGTCTCCATAGATGACCACTGTGACTAGATAGGAAGAGGTCATTGATACTCTTGGCCTCAACACAAGCCTCACCTAGTAGATAGTCTCCCACCACTAGCGGTTTTCTTATCACAGACAAACCAGCCTTCTCAGCCTTGCGTAGCACTGAATCGCACAACACTCCACGTTCGTTGCTGTCCACAATCATAGCAGGTCTTCTCATTCTCTTTCCCTCCTAGCATGTATCTTACACAGTTTCTTAGATGTACCTGTTATTCTGAAACAACACCGAGTGCCTGTCTTTGTGATAGCATGACACCTATACTCATTTGGTGGATGTGTGAAACAATGCTGACACAGGTTGGTGAAGGTTTTTCTATTACCATTCCTACTAGGTAGTTTCTTCTCACACTCCTTACATATTCTTTTGGTATTCATTCAATCATCCTCCGCTGTCCCATCATAGTATCTACATCTTCCAGTGCAGATACCGTCGTGTATTAACGTGCGACAGGTGGCTGGAATATATCCGTTGTTACCTCCACTGCCTATCACTATACTCTTTACTTGATGTCTAGTGACTGATGGATTGAAGTCAACCCATTCTTGAGCCTCTATGATATTAACAATCTGATTGATGTGAGTTTGCTTCTCCTCCAATGAGGGATACTCAGGTGGGAAGAACCATCTCAGTCTACCCGCTAGATATGATGCGAAGTGAACCCTAGCCTTGTGTGTGGGGTTACCACCACCCATCGCTGATTGTGCTAGGCATGGTAGGATAATCATATTGTCAATTGCTAGTTCCGGTAGGTCGATGTTCTTGTACTCCTTCCCCTTGAACTTCTTGCCTCTCTTTCTGATTTGCAGTTTGATAGTATCAGTGCCATGCTTGATGAAGCCAGAGCGTGACTCCTGTGACATCTCTATGAGGTCATCATGGTTGCAAGTCATCACCTCATGAGATGTGAGTGGTATTGTCCAGCAGCCTCTTCTACTGTTGTAGGAGTTAGGTATCCTAATCATACCAGCAGTATCGAAGGCGACAGTAGGGTCGTTGCAGTACAGGTCTAACTTCTTGTGCCAGTCAGAGAGGAGGACTCTCCCTGCTTCCTTGACCATGGCCACGTCGTACCCTGTGGAGGGTGTGTGGGTTTTGCTAAGTGGTATCCAGAAATGAAAACCACCACCACTAAACCAAATATAGTGGATTTTGTTGCTGCTTTTTAAATAAGTGTGGAGGTCACGCACTTGCTTTTGCATCTCATCAAACGGTACATCCTCTCCTTTCTTCCTGAAGTTCTTGCAATCAAAGTCACATACGAAGTGTCTGATGATTGGTGTGTTGTAATCAACTCTGTGGTTTCGAGGTGGGGTCAGGCTTCTGTATCCATACGCAGTGAAGTATACATTACCACTCCCGTTCTTTCCTCTCCAATAACTCTCAAGTTCATCGGAGTTCTTCACGAGTCTCCTGAAACCCTTGTTTCCATCAGAGTTCAATTCAAGAACTTCTCTTGGGAAGTCCAGTGTGATGAAACTCATCCTAATCCTTCTGCCTTAGGTGTTCCATCTTCACTTCAATATCATCAATCAAATGTCCAACAATCCTCCCAATGTCGGGATTGTTCAGTAGGGTTCTATTGATTGCTATATCTAGATAATCATACTTCTCATCTTCAGGGGGTTGAATCCCTATGTCACCATACTCATGTAGTGTAGTCTGTCTGCTTAATGATATAGTATAATTATCTCTACCTATCATTTTCACATTCACATTCACATTCACGTATGGTACTAATCTAGATATTACCCCTGTCAAGACTTTCTCTAGCATTCTCTGGCAGTTTCTCCTCTCTTCGTTATCTTCTCTGTTCATTCTAACTCCTCCAATGTCCACGCAGGGCAGATATCAAGAAAATCGCACCAAGAGCACTTAAACTCGTTTCTGCTTGCGGGGAATGACTTATCCAAGTGGGCCTTGACTAACTTCTTCAGCCTTCGCTCCACTACTGCTGGGGTATTTCTGGCACTTCTGTCATTGACAGACTGGTAATCCCAGTGCTTACCATCGCCTTGATTGATGTCTCCTCCGGGGAACTCCCATCCCCAATGTGTGATGGGGAGGAACTCACCATGTGGGCTGTTCTCTAGCATCATCTTGTAGAACTGCATCTCTGCTCTCATGTCAGATGACTTCCTAGTCTTCCACTTGCCGGTCTTCAACTCCATCAGAGCGAAACCCCCTTCTCCATCCTCGAATATCCTGTCGATGAAACCACGCATGTGTATAGGAATACTCACGGTTTCCCCATCATCTGTCTTTACTTCCACGACTCTTGACCCATGTACCTCTGCCTCATTACCAGCAGGAAACCAATTCTCTCCGTCACAGGCTAGCAGTCTATTGAATTGCCAATCGACCCAAGCGATAATCTGCTCAGGCTCACCATACTGATACGGTTCAGGCGGTGTAGGTATGACAGAGTGCATCAAGTCCCTAGCCTTCTCTGTCTCTCCCTTACCTAAGAGTTCCATGACATCATCATAGTATTCGTACATCTTCTCAAAGAAGTACTCGGTGAAGTCGTGTACGTTGTTTCCTCTAACGTGATGGTCCTTCTCTTCCGTGGGTAGTTTCATTATGTTCTGGAACTCATACTGCTTTGCACAGAAACCGAACGTACCTAGACTGCTCTTAGTCACTCTAAGTATTTGCTCCACACCATCAACCACCATACCGGGTTGCCAAGCATATGTACTCTTACTGTATGACTCAAGTAGGTCTTCAAAGGGATAGTCGTCCCTCTCAGTCCTGTCTACCTTTATGTCCTCATTGGGATTGTACCTCATTCTCCACACCCCTCGCATCTAAATTGTGAGAATGGTCTTTGACAGTTGGGACACATAGGTGTACCTTTCACCATGTGTGTGCTAGTGAGTCCCTGCCACCCGCAGTTGCATTTCGATATCATCATATCCACCCGAATAGTTTCGCTAACACTAGCACTGAGAGTACGGTGTTCAAAGTAGCCGCTATCGTTCGATAGAGAGCCAACTCACCAAAGTGTTTCTGACTCCATTTCTCTACTTCATCACTCATCACTCTTCCTCCTGTGAAATATACTCAACTGATGCATTACATGAAGAACAATGCAAATGTGTCACTATACCTTCTTCATCCATCAGGTCTTCTTTATCATAGTCTGCCTGCCAGATTAGTTTACCACCGCACCACCAACAGACATCTCTTCTAGGATACTGGTTTCTCTCTATGATTTTTTGTAAGTAGACACTCAAATCCATGGCCTCTTCCTGTGCGTGAGTCAACCACTCCAACGTGGTGAGAGGAGCGGTCTCCATAGTCACCCCATACTTCTCCTTGCCTACCGCTGCTCTTCCTTGTATCTTCTCGCAAACCTCATCTTCTATTCTACTCATTTGTATTTCATCTCCCTTATTTCTTTTTGATACCATTTCTTTGCACAGTAGTCACAGAGTCCAAGTGTCTTGCCAAATGTACCCTCCATCTTTTCACCACACTTTGAACAATACTCATACTCAGCCATCACCACTCCTCCGGTAGACTACCTGATAGAGAGTCCAACTTCCATTCCATAGTGCTGTACACTGACTCTAGTTTCTTGTGTATCATCTTCTCTGTGATTGTCTCGTAGTCGATGTCAAACTCATCTATCTCGGATGGGTCTCTGAAAGCAACTACCTCTGCCCACATTGACTTCCTCTTACTGAACTCAATTTGGTTAGGCATTGATTCAGGAGTTCTGGATATGTATACCCACTGTGCTCCGTCTCCGGGTTTGAATGGTTCATCAGGCTGCATGTTATCATTGTAGTACTTCGCCGCTCTAACAGCCATTGGTACTACTGTTGTGTATTGATGGAACGGTTTCTTGACTCTACCGAAGGTAGCCACATCCTCTATGTTCACAGTACCATCCTTAAGAGAATTGACTATCGGTCTGATTGCTGCGTTTACCTCATCCTCAGAAGCACCTGTCCCTATTAGATTGAACGCTATGTCTTGCACCTTTTTGGTGATAGGAGCAGCGTTGGCTGCCTTCAACTCGAAACCTGTGACCTTCATCTTACCTTTCTCAGACTCAGGCCAAGTCTTGATACCGAAGTATCTGTTCTTGGTCTTGGTGCTAATCCAATAGTCGAAGTAAGCCTCCAACTCAACATCAAGATAAGGCATGTCCAACTTCTCCTGAGCAGATTTGGTTAGGTGCTTTGCTAGTGCCTCGGCTTCATCGAACGGCACTTGTATGAATGCAGAGTCAGTGTGTCCGTACAGGGCAATGTGTCCCTGCTCCTCACTCTCTGACATTAGGAACTTGATACTCTCCCTACCTCTGTAGGTGATGGTCTTTCCAATGTCTAGGTCAGACCACATGCCCCCTATCTTTCGCATGGAAACCATACCGTAGAGAGCGTTGACTGCAACCTTGGTAGCAGTCTGTAACATGTCATATCCCAGTTTCTCATCCGGGTCAGTCGCTTCGTACATCTTCTTCTTGTACTCCTTTCTCAGAGCCAGCATCTCGACAACGACGCTAGGCAGAAGGCCTTGTTTGGTTTGCTCCCAGTGTGTTCCATTACCCACTGATTTAATCCCCTCACCACCATGTCTCCTCTTGGTCTCCCATGATAGGTTATCACTGAGTATGATGTTAGGATAGAGTGACGCATAGTCTACGAGAGCAACACCCTCGTGTCTCCCATACTTGGGGTCTGGAATGAAAGCAGCCTGTAGTTCCTCTCTTGAGTTGGCCCTACCTGATGGTGCTTTCTTGTCTGTCCTTCGTGCAATCAATCCCCTGAAGTATCTAGTCACCTTGTTGGTGCTTGGGAAAGCCACGCCACACAACTGCTGCATGGCTAGGTGGAAGTCGATTGCGTGTAGTTTCTCATCAACGTCTCTGAGTAGAGTGGTGTCCACCAGACAGTAGTCAACGAACTCATCGAAGTACTCTCTCCAACCATTGTGCACAGTCATTCCCTCTATCCTGTTAGTGAGTTTCTCACCCAGTTCCAGTCTCTGTGCTACCCAGTCTAGTTTCCTGCTAGACATCTGTCCTCTACCTGACTTCTGCCAGATGGACTCAAAACCACTACCAGTCATACCACGAGCCGCACTGTCGTATACCAGACGACCCCTCAGTGGTTGTGCAGTGTCATCATAGAAACCCTGACCACCCTCTCTCAAGGGAGTCATGTAATGCAGAGGGCTTAGTCTGTTCATATCCTCTAGCCTTCTGACCAAGTGTGGAAGGTCAGCCCAATTACCAGCGTGTGCTACCAGTATGTCTGGGTTGCAGGCATCTAAGTACTGGAGGAAGCCCTCGTGCATGGCTGCCTCGCTCCCATACAGATGCAACACATAACCACCATGTCTGTCTATCCAATCAGTGGAGAAGTATTGCACTCCCTCCTTCCATGCGAATACCACAGGATGGTCTTCAAAGGTATCAACCACAGCCATGACTGTGGTGAAGTCTTCTTGGACATCCCACTCCAAGTCATAGTACCATATGCGTGGTATGAACTCAGGTATACCGTCTGGGTATCTGTTGATGATGTACTGGTCTCTGTAGTCTAGGTCAGCCTCATAGGTATCTATCCTATCCTTGATGTTCCATAGGTTATCCGGTGAAGTGGTTGTCATCTTGATGAGTGGCACACCGTCAATACCCTCAGCCTCTTCATCGAAGTGGAACTCAGTGCCTTGGAAGTCTGCACATACCCTTGACTGCAATCTCGGATTGATGTCTTTCCTGACCCAGCAGAACGGTTTGATGTAATCATCATCCTCAGATGTAATTATCCTCTCTTTCAATACACCATCCGCACCTCTAGTGCGTTCGTATATGTGAGGCAACTCGGTCCTGTCGAAGTCAGGATGAAACCAATCCACTATCATGCTCATGCCTCGTTCTTGATAACGAGGAAACTGTTGTCTTGTTGAATGAACAAGAAGGTGTTTTCCCCCATATGCAGAACGGCACTCCCCTCGTCTAGAAGAGATGTACAGTCCATCAGCCACTTCCCGAACTTAGATTCAAACCTCTGGTTCGGGCCTTCTACATCTGTCAACTCGATGTCGATTGTCAATTGCATAGTGCCTTGTTTGCCTGCCCTGAGGAAGAACTCATTCTCCTCTGGGTGTAAAGATATCATGAAGTTAGGATATGCGAAGAAGTTCTTGAAACTAGATACCGACTTCAGGTTGGTTATGTCTATCGTTCCATGAGCCTCTAACTGCTTGTCCTTGTATGTGGTGAACATGCTCTTCTCCGTCTGCTTGAGAATCTTCTCAACGAACGGGACTTTGGAATAACTGTTGATGCTACTCATAGTGGGTACTTTCAAGGTCATGGAGTCGCACTTGACTGTGAGTTGCTTACCCATGTCCTGTTGGGTGAATACTACCTTAGCACCCTTGGCCTTCTTACAGAACTGCACCACCTTCTTCAGGTCGGATATCCCTAGGTTGCCCTCACTCTTGACATCATCATGTGGTACTAACATGTGCCTGCGTAGGTAATGCGTGTCGTATGCGATAGTACCAGTCAACCTAGCACCCGCTACCATCACCAGCAGGTCTTCCACATTCTCACCAAACGATGAGAGGAAGGCTAACGCCTTCTTCCTATCAAGAGTCACGTGTGTCATATCACAGACTTCCATCGTATAGTTCAGGTAGTCCAAGGAAGACAGCGGGCTTACCCACTTCAGTCACTAAGACTGTCCTCTTCTGTCCCTGTAGTTGTGCGTTGGTCTTACACTTATCGAACGTAGCAGTGTACTCACTCTTGACTAACTTACCTGTCTCGTCATCATAAGAGTCTTCCCTGTTCATAGTGATAATCTGGAATACGAAGTTGTTGCTTGCCTTCTCCCAATCAGGCCTCCACTTAGCCGCTTCCTCGTTCTTTCCGAAAGAGTAGTTGGTAATCCTAAGATGGGTTTCCCAGAAGATACGTACACCTTGTTTCACTAACCCTTTACATACAGCAGTTAGTTGATGGAATCTAGTTTTACGGATGGCCCAATCCCACTGGTGGCCCACCTTCTTGTTCCAGTCTGCACTGTCGATACCATCCTTAGCCAGATTCAAATCAACGATACGCATGTTGTTTACACACACGCTGTCCCACAAATCCACACCAGTGATGTGCACTCCCCATAGTCGAGGCCCATCATAGTCAGGTGCGTTCTGGTCCTTCGCTCTCTGCAAGGCGAACTGCATAATCTTCATGACACGGTTGTGAGTCTCTGGATAATCATAAGCAGTCCTATCATTGGTCTGCATGACCCAAGTATCCCAACACCTAATGCGGTCATTGTCTGGATAGAAGGCACTCGCTGATGCTGAGCCACCTCCATCGAAGTCTAGAATCTCAAGGGTATCTCCCCTCTTGGTTGCTTCCTCGTCTTTGGTGAATGCGTCAAGCACGATGGCCGACTTACCAGTGTTCTCGTGTCCAGCAATACCCACGAACATGTGGGTCTTGGGTCTGTTCTGATGCAGGTTAGTCAACTCAGCCCTCAGGTCTGCGAAGGCATCCATGTGAGCCTTCTTCGGTTGCTGAGTCATGGTTGCCTGTTGCATCGGCTGCGGTGTGTTCTGTAGTTCTAGTGGTGTGTCTTTCGACGCTTCCATCGCTTTTGCTTTACCGAATCCTGCCATCAGTCCTCACTTTCCACTTGTTGTTGAGAAGGACCTTGTATCTCAAGTAAGTCTCTCTGTAGTTGTTGGAGACTTACATTGACACCGTTCACGAATGTCTCTAGCAGCCTGATAATAATCAGTCTGTTAGCAGATTGTGCTTGTATCTGCTGTGCTGCTTCAGAGATTCTCTGTGCTTCGGCTGTCACCTGAGCCAACTGTTCTTTCAGTTCTGCGTTCATCGTTTCTACTTCTTTCTTACTCATTTTCTTTTCAGTCATTTACATCACTCCTGTTTGTCTTCTTCGTCTTTCGACTTGGACTCTTCTCCTATGAACTGGGACATGTTGGTGTTACCACCCTGTGTCCTCTTTCGTATTCTTCTTGGGTCTGCGTAGATACCAAAGACATTCATCTTAGGACTCTCTACACCATCCCTCACACTCATACCTATTCTTCCAATCACGATGATTGATGACTTCTCAGCCCAAGGTATTTCCTCATCGCCTTTTCTAGCGACGAATGGATTCGAGTTGTCATGGCATGCTCCGCTAATCCAACATGATACCTCTGCCTGTGGTTTCTCACCGTATTGGCTTTGCAGGGATATGTTGGTTAGGTTGAGGCTGAAGTTTCTCCCAGACTCATCATACGCACTCTCCCTACCTTCTGTGGATAGTCTGCTCACACTGCCCTTTGTGAACACAATAGGGCCTGCTCTTCCAGTCTCACCGTTTATCTCGAAGGTTCTGCTACCTGTTGCATAGGCATCACTCAATGACTCAAGCGGTACATACAACTGATGGAACAAGTCGGATGCTAGGAACTTGTGTGGGTGAAGGAACTTTACCTCATCCTCATCCACGAAGTCCGTAGTGTACTCGATGTTCTCATGGAATCCTATACCAGTGCCAAGCACATCCCTGAAAGCCTCTGCTGCCTCTGGGTTAGGTGGCCTTACCTGTATTCTACATGGGTCTCCAACTTTCACGTGCATATCAGATGAATCTCCTAATGCATCAACTCTCCATAGTTTGATGTCCTTGTCGAACTCATTCTCATGGTTGCCCAAGAAGTAGTAGTTCCTACCTAGTAGTGAAGGATACATGGGTCGCCCTGTTGTCCTTCCCATGAGACAGATGTACTTCCCGTCTATCCTGATACCCATTGAAGGCTCATCTTCGATAGGGTCGTTAGTATCTACAACACCATTGGCAGTTCGTATACCCCAGAAGTTACCCTGATGGAAATACTCACCAACGACACCGTTGTCTACTGCTTCCTTGTTGTTCATGACGAACTCTCTAGTTGCCCTGCTGACCATACCGCCCCTGCGGTCTGTCTTCTTAGCATCGACACCTACGAAGCATCCGACGAAGGGAACTGTGTTAGCCCCGCCACCTACTGTGCTTCGCCTCAACTGGATAAAGCACTGCTCTGCCCAGTCAATGAGTAAGTCCTCATCCTCTTCCATCCAGTCTTCACATGCATGTTCGCTTTCAATGAAAGATAGGAAGTGCTTGATTACATCAGGCAACTTGTCTCCTGTTCTCTCTGCGTGCTTCTGCATGCGTTCTAGGACTCCCTCTGGTAGAGCCAGTGGATTGTCACTTGCATTCTCGGTTACTGCGTCATACTCATATTCATTGTTTTCATCATTCATGTTTCTTCATCTCCTTTATCTCATTAAGGACTGCCTTCATCGTTATGTTCAGGTTGTCTATGCTGACTTGTATGCCAAGTAGACCACCTTGTATCGTTCTATCTAGTTCTTCTATTACACCACTATTCATTGTTTCACTTCCTTTCTTAATCTCGCTACGAAGTAGTCGAGGAATGCTTGGTCGCTGTCAGGCCATTCGTATATGTGTGTCATCATATCACCGTATACAGATAGCACTGTCCAGACTTTATCATCTTCATCCATGTTGAACAGGGATGATAGATTCTGATAGAAGGAACGCATCACGAAGAACCTGTCCCTTCCATTGGAAACTGCCTTGTGGAATTGAATACGCATGTCCATCCACTCGTCTGTCAAAGCAGACAGGGCGGCTTGGCTCGGCCCACTGAAGTCACTCACCCTGTCCTTCAGGGCATGCATGTCATGCATGTGTAGTGATTCCAACACACCTACTGCTGACCTCAAGTCCCCACCCATGTAGGTGACGAGCCTTGGGAAGTAGTCCTTCCACACATCGAGAACACGCTCAGGCACTCCACACTTCTGACACACGTTGGTCAGATGCTTCGCACCCTCTTCACTGTCAACTGCCTTGAACTTGTACACCACACACCTGCTCTTGATGGCAGGTCGTATCTTACTCTCATCATTGGCTGTGAATATGAATAGGCAGTTCTCTGTGCTGTTCTCTATAATCTGCCTCAATGCGTCCTGTGCGGCAGGAGTCAAACCATCAGCCTCATCAAGAAGGATGACCTTCCTGTCTGCCATGTATGGGCTAGTCTGTGCTGCCTGCTTCAGGAACACACGAATGAACTCGATGCCCCTCTCATCACTGGCGTTGCACTCATAGTAATCACAGTCTATCGCTCTGTCTAGCATCTGTCTGGCAATCACACGAGCCGCTGTGGTCTTACCCACACCACTCTGACCAACGAAGAGCAAGGAGTCTGGATAGGAGTCGTTCGCTTTCCAGTTCAAGGCATCCTTGGTGAATGCCTGCTGTCCCACTATGTCTTCAAACTCGGTGGGTCTACCAATCTCATTCCACGACTTCATACACTATTCCTCTCTTGTTCCTTTATATGAGAAAGCCCCTCATCCGCTTTTTTGACCCATTCTACGAAGGCCTCGTAGTCTCTTGGTGGTGGGTTGTCAATCACCCACTTCAGAGATAGGTAGCCTTCCTTGTCCACCAGCCTATCCTCTAACTTGAAGTGACCTATCATAGTCATCCACTTGTTCACCTCGTCTGCTCTGCTCATCTTCTCACGGTAGGGTAAATCGAATCTCTCCAATACCTCGTTCAGAAAAAGAAAACGATTTTCAGTTTCACTTTGTTGTTGCTTTATATGTGAACGAAATGAGATGGAACGTAGTACCCTGAATCCATTTGTGGATGAGGCACTCTTCTGGATGCTGAAGTTGAACTTCAAATCAGCACACAGAAAGCCTAAACCAAACCAGAAATTATCAGGATGTAATGTCATTGTATCAACTCGCATGTATGAAATCGACGTATTGAGTAACGTCACTCATACCCAAGTCGTCTCTTGTTGAGACGACAAGGGCATCTGGGATTGACAGTGGGTCTTTCAATATACTGGGTACAACCACCTCTATCGGTATGATAATCTCGTCTGGTATGTCTTCCCAATCCTTGCTGGGAATGATAGTGCATAGTCTGTCCACCATACCTCGTATCGAGTTCTTCACATCACTGACGACATCAACATCGCCCACCACGATGAAGTCATCATAACCATCAACACACGAGAGTCTTACAGACAAGGTGTCCTGTATATTTCTTACAGAGTGAAGTCTGAGAATCATCTTGGATAAGGATGACATCATAACGTAGCCACCAAACTCCAGTGGTTTGTATTCACCTATTTCTGGGAATCTTATAGCCTCATCATCTTTGAGACTGCTAATTAGGTCAGCCATACTATCTATACGTGTTGGCTGGTGTACAACTACAGGTGTGTCTTTCGTATGCTCCTGTAGTTTAGCCAGTCTCTCTTCAAGAGTGAGCGTGTGGTATCTTGGGAAGATGGCATCGAACACGTGTATGTTGTTGCCGTCAGTCACTGTCTCCAATATCATAGGGGTGTCTGGAAGCCACGACGAGTCAGGTGCTTGTCCGTTGGATACAATCTTTCCACTCCTGTCTCTCCAGATGAAGCGAACTCCATCCTGTTCTCTAATCACATACAACATCTTAGTCGAACCCTTGTTGGGTATTCTTTGGTATTGAGAGTTATTAAACTCAACAAGTTTGTCTATGGAATCATGTGGGTGAAAGGGTAGATACCTTCTAGGTGATAGAGCCAGATTAGGTTCTTCATACCATCTGTCTGGTATGTCTAGACCCTGAGGGTCTTGGAATATCAAATGAATAAGTTCTGTGGCATCCTTCAGAGACGCATGTCTCTTCATCACATCAGCGTGGATGCCCTTGCTGATGCCTAGGTGTATCACGAACGCTCGTGATGTGATTGGTGGTTTGTTGGCTAAGACATGAGACCAGAACAGTCTGGCCTCAATCTCATCCATCTTGTGTGCTGTGTCTAGCACCTTGACTGCATTCATGGATAGGCTCTCCATCATCCTAAACGCATCCTTGACTGACCAGCCTTGTGACGTGCTGGCGTTGCTCTCCTGTGCGAGTGTGAGTGCTAGGTCGTTCTCACCTAACACATCCATGACCACATCAATGAACACGCCTACCTCTTCAGCGAAAAGCGATGCTAGTCCGTTCTTCGTCAGTAGTGCCTTCTGTGGATAAAGTAGTCTGTAAAAATCTTGGGCCGAGTTTTCATTCTCTATCTTCGAGAGCACATCTCTCTTGTTGCTTCCCTGCCTAAGTGACTCGTATAGTCTAGAGGCCTTCAGGAAGTTCATCCCAACACCTTGGTTATCAACTCTTGAAACTGCGATGACCATTCTCTGGGCCTCGGTTGAGTGCCTATCCCCAATGCCTCTTTGGTCTTGGTGGCTATCCCTCTGGAAGTCACCTTAACTCCAATCTTCTTGGACACGATGTATATGCAATCAACGAACAACGCATGTGGTGTTCTCCTGCAATCCCAGTGGGGATGCTTCTGCACCTCGTTCTGCAATAGTTCAGCGAGCACAATTACCTTCAGTGGTAGTTCAAGCGAAGCGGCAATCTTTCTCTTGCCATCATCGACGTGTGTCTCGTATGTCTGCTTGACTATCTGAGACTTACCGATTACCTGTTCTGGTTTCCCACCCTCGTTTGCCATCTCCATCACTCCTGTTCATCATCCTCACTCCTCAGTAGTTCACTCACCTTGTTGCCCATGGCGTAGTACACATCTGCCCCATCACCATCCTTCATCACGACTCTCGCTCCGCAGTTGGTGCAATACAGTGGTATCTCGAACACATCGGATATGTTTCCCTGCACCCCACCATTCGGTGACATGTCACTCACATTACCCATACCTAACTGCCAACTGTGACCGGCTTCCATGCATTGCTCCAACTTCTGGAGTGTGTCTTTCAGGTTAGCCAGTTTCTGACCTTCCTCAATCATCTTCCTTGCCTGTTCCTCAATCTGCCTTATTCTGTCCTCAATCATCTTTCACAACTCCATACCTGATTCTGAAAGACAATAGCGTCTTCTGCTTTCATAGGCTTGGATGTGAATATCGTTCCATTAGACATGTGAATGTCCAGTATGGTATGCTTCTTCAGATACTTCGACTCTACTGTGTGTGTCACTGCTGACACGTCAGCCAATCTAATACTCGTATTACCCGATGTGGTTTCTATACTCAAGTGATTCATTCCTCATCCTCCAATAACATCTCAGCCACAGAAAAGGCCGTCAGTATTTTCAGGTGTGCTTCCAACAGTTGTATGATGCGGTCGAGTTTCCGCTCTACTGCTGTCTCGTGTCTGTCGAACTTTCCTGCTCTCATTCTTCAGCAACTCCTACCTTGTGTGGGTGATGGTTGGTGACTACGTAGTGTAGTATGTCGATGATTGCATTCATCTCTGCTATGTCCACGTCATCATCGTAGTTAGCAGTACCATCGTGGTACTTGTCATCCTCCTCATCGGGGTACTGAGTATACTTCTCGATGTACTCCTCGTAGAAGTCCTCATCATGCTCCGCTATCGCCTTGATTATGGTCTGACCTATTTTCAGTCTGCTCTGCTCTTTACTTAACATTCAGACCACCCATCCTCATCTATACCATCATCACTCCAGTTCACTCCTCTCAGGAGTTCTAGGATTCTGCTGTAAGGTACTCTCAGGTAGTTGGTTCTACCACAGTCATCACACTCTACTTCGATGCACGCTATTGGCTCATCCAACTTCTTACCGTTCTTCCAACCCTCGACATCTACGATACCCTCGTCTGTAATAGACCAGTTCTCATGCTCGCAGTTCCAGTACCTCTCTTCCTGTGCGGCTTCCCACGCAGCGTCTGCCCTGTATTCATCTCTTTCATCTTGTTCTCTTTCACTCATCATACTGATTTCACACCTCTCCTATGTTGTTCCTTTATATGAGGAAGCCTATAATCGGCTAAAAAAAGACCATTCCCTCTAGTCGTTATTTCCTCTATCTCATGCTCCTCTACAGGCTCTGCTTTCGGTTTGCTCTTGCTGGCCTTCCTGACATATGGAGTGAGTGTGTTTCGCCTGTATTGCTCTCTCCACATCACCTGTATGCACTCATCACACAACCTACCATCCTTCGCTGCTTTCTCACTAGGCTCTTTGTAGATAGCACCACAGAGAGTCTTGTCTAAGATTCGGAAGTGAATCATTTCTCTTTCTCCTTGTATTCAGGATGTTCTGGCTTCAACCTATGTCGTCTTCTATCTTTCATGTTCTCAAGCAACAGGAGCACGTTCTTCGCACCTGAATCCCAACGCTTGCCTGTCACCTTGTCGTCAACCATAATCTGCTTCAAAGACTCTAGGTCTACGGTCTCAATTAATTCATTCAATATCTCAAACTCAACATGAGATACACTTGTCGCTCTTTCTTCTTTCACTTTCACCTCTCCTTTTCATTTTGTTGTTGCCTTATAACTGTAGTTTGGGTAGTTCATATACTCTCGATGTTTTTCACTTTCATAAAATCAGGAAAACCTAAGCCACATTTTTTTCGGGCTGTCTTTCCTTCTGTTCCTGCTCATCATCATACTCGCTGATGAAGTCAACAAGTCTGGGTATGAGTTCCCTCACTTGCTCTGCTGTTAGTCTGACTCCGTGTCGTGTGTGTTGGTTCTTTCCATCTTGGACATTCATGATTCTGAAGTCCAACCAAACCTTGTCGTAATAGTCAACACGCCTAACGGCAACGTCTCCTTTGCCGTCTTTCCATTTTCCTTCCATGCTCACTGAACGCCAGACGTGCTCTTCGCCCATCTTCACTCCTCCTCGTCAGCGAGACCCCATCTCTCAACACTCATGCAGTACGTACCCCACATCCATGAGGGAACACGCTCGCCTGTGTCTGGGTCTTTGCTTCCAAGCACTACCCCTAACTCAGGGTTATCGGCATCAGCCATCTCGACCATCTGCTTTCTTGTCATGCATTGTCTCAATGTTCCGTCGCTGTTGACGAATCTCATGAATAGGTAATCACCAGCAAGAAGATGGAAATCATCTGGGTCTATCTTAGTGACATGCCCACACGAGCATGGTAGGTCGTAAGCCCATACCTCAACCTCGTGTGTGTTGCCATCCTCAAGTAGAATCTCCTGCTCTCCCTCGAAACTAGGGCGAGCCTTCTCCAATTCCAGTTCGGCTAGTTTGTGCCCACATTCAACACACGCCCAAGACTTCGCTATCTCCATCCTGTGTGCAGTCTCCTGTGCGTAGGCCTCCTCGGATGACGCAGGTGGGTCGTATTCCACCTCATCACCCATGACCATGTTTATTCCAACACTCATCATGATTGTTGCAAACCTCATGTGGTTCTCCTGAACTGTGGGATGATTCATCATGCGAATCACCTTCCAACTGTCGTCAGTTACCTTCTGGTATGTCAGTCCCGTTCCCTCTGGACTCCACACACCACCGATACCCATGTTATCGAAGTGCTCCTTAGCCCATGTCTTCATCTCTTCATTTATCTCAAACTCACTCATCTCTTACATCTCCTGTGTTTTCCTGTTCCACCAACTGCTCGCATTCCCAGCAAGGAAATAAACTGTGCGTGTCGGTAATTACAACCACACTTCCGTCTTGTATATCACTCTTACACAAGGGACAACATCCCAATACCTGTTTGGCAGGCATGGCCGCAAGTACCTCACGTTCCTTGTCCTTGTAGGTGATGTACATCACTTCCTCACACAGTTCGGCTATCTCTCCCATGCCATTCACAAACTTCCCATAAGGAAGAAAGGACTTCGTGGTCAGAGTGGATTCAACGTACCTCTCAGTCATTGTGCATCACATCCATGTGTTTTGTGTGGTGACGGTAGGGATGTATAAACAAACGAACGATTTCCGATGACTGCTTGGTGTAGTCCCCGCCACCACGAGACTACAGCAATCATAGAATGTGAATTAGAACAGGTAAACATCGTCACCGCCCTCTGGTATATCTGTGTCAACAAGGTCTTCTACAACATGCCCGCCCATCAATTCTGAGAGTGTCTTTATCCACTCGTCCTTATCGAAGTACGGTATGTCTGGGCACTTCTTGTCTGCGAAAGCCTTCGCATCATCCAACTCCCAGAATCCCTTCTTGACACCATCGAATACTATGCCAATCAGAATCCTCTGATTGTTCTCTATCTCTTCCTCCTCAACCTTACAGTATATCTTCTTGACCATAGGGTCAGGGTTCAGATTGTAGGAAAGGCCACGTGCAAATGACAGGGGTATGTTCTCCCTCTCACTCACGTTGCTGTAGAGAATCTCCCAACCTATGTCATCCATGGTATCGACTTGGCTCAACATGGCCGAGTCCATGACGTACATGGAATGCATGTGAGCAGTGTCGTGTGCCTCATTGTGTATGCGTTCCTTGGCCTTGTTCCTCATCCTTGTATACTCTACGGCCTCTTCAGGTATTGGTGTGTCGTTCACCTTTTCTGCAACACCTTGGAGTATGTCGTATATGTTCTGAGTCGTAATCATTCGACCACTACCTCTGCTTCCTGTGTCACAATGCTCTCCCCTATGAGTTCGGGGTTAAGAATTGCATTGGTCACAGGTACGGCTTCAACACGTATCTGTTGCCTACCGGACATCTTGGTCATAGTCAAATCATTGATTTGTGATGATATCTCATCCACCAGTTTAGCATGCTTCGCATACTTGTCCTTCCAGTGCTTGGCTAGGTCTTTGTCTGTGCTGATAGACATCTCAAGTCCTTCCTTCAGTGCTTCAGCAATACGTGTGTATGCCGCTTTACCCAGTGGGCCTGCTGTGTCTGAATCCGCAGGTACTAGCATACCCACGAGCATGTCCAACAGGATGTTCCTCTGAAGGCTCAGAGGCACTTTCATCGGTATCCTCTGCTCCCATCCGGCTTCCTTCCTGTACCCATGTCCCTGTGTCCTACCACCTGTGTGTGGCTCTGTCTGCACCATGACGGTCGAACCTGTCATCATGTCCATGACCATTATCTCAGGGTCACTGAAGTACTCCTCACTATCATCATAGCGAGCCTTCTCCGCTTTCGTTATTATCGCTCCCAGTGATGCGAGTGCCTTACCCACACCATCTGTCCATTCCATCTGCTCTGCTTGTTTCATACATCTCTCCTCTCTTGTTCCTTTATATGAGGAAGCCTACAACTATCGCACTTCCCCCTTCGGTCGTGCCCCCAGTGCACCTTAGCCCCACACCATCTGCATGAGAGCCTATTCCTCACCTTGCATCATCTCCTTCATCTTCTCGTTGTAGAAGGGGTTGTCCACAATCCTGATATCATCAAACACAATCTGCTTGAAGTTCACTGTCTCACCATAGACATACGACGCACCCTCGTCGGGAACGCCTAGCATCTCGGTCATCTTAGGCGAGTGGTCTACACCCAGACTCATGTCATCGGGGTTAGCCGTGAATGGAATCAGGACAACCTTTTCTGCATCTCGTCTGGTAAAGCAAATCCACCTCGCACATGCTTCTAGGTTAGTCGAGCAATACACCTCACCGAAGCGTGGTTGTATGCCGTTGCCTAGTATGCTTGTCAGGTTCTCATACGGACTAGCGTGCCAATACACCTGTGTCTTACTCATGATATCACACATCCATCTCTAGGCGGGCTTCTGTGTTGACCACCACTCATGTGTCCACCACATTTACTACATCTCCACATCGCTCCGACCACATATCTTTTACCTCTCAGGTATCGAATAGTGTCACCTTTTCTCCAGTCACACTTACTCATGATACCTGCTCCTTGATTCGCTCCCAAGCATCGCTCCAATCACCAATGTTGCTACCTTCTTTTTCTTCAAATCGCTTGATGATATTTCTGATACGCCTTATCCTGTACTCATGATTCATACTGTCACCCCCATCCACCAGTCAGGCGGGCTTGTGTGTCTGTAATGCACACCGCCTGCACTGTGTATCTTGCTGTGGTAATAGGCACGGTACGCCTGTACTGCATCCTCGTGTTTGAACTCGTCAGGCATGGCCTGAGCGAACGGTGTCATCTCCTCTCCAACATATGGCATCATATGCGACATCTGATGGATTGGGCTTTGACACGCATGAACCTTACCGAACCTTTTCTTGTACTCTCGACACAATGAGATGGCATGATTGGCTAACCAAAGGAAGTTAGTATCGCTATCTCCTGCCCAGAGGGTACATGGATGCCGAGCGTAGCCACCCTTGTACGGGCTGCCACTCTTAGTCAATGGCATTTGCTCATCGGTAGCACCCCACCTACGTAGGGCTGATGCCATCATCTGTGCTGACTCAGTGACCATCTTCGGTACTCGCACACAATCCATCGCCTGTGCTGCCTTCTCTGGGTCTGCATCCAACACGAATATGTTCATGCTGTCACCTCGTCTATGGCCTCAGAGATGTCTGTGTCCTCACGCATGTATGTCAGGATAGTCGCTTTCAGGTTTAGGTTTTCTAGAATCCTCCACATGGTAGCATACTCCTTAGCCATCTTACGCCAGTCCTCAATGTCCTCACGTAGTGTCTCCAGTTCTGCTTCCAGTTCTCTAGCACGCTTCTTGGCTATGGCTAAGGCTATGTGTGTCCCACTCATTCCTCCTCACCTCGTATCTCATCGATAACCTCCTGTTGCTCTCGGATGGCTTGTAGCACATGCTTAGGAACAATAGGGTCTGTTAGTTTCGTATGATAGATGAGTCTACGCAAGTCCTGCATCCCCTGAAGCCTGCCTTCCTCGTATGTCAGGAACTCGTCTGCCTCTGTCAGGCTATCTGCATAACTCATTCTACCACCTTCTCTTTGCCTATCTCTTGGCCACAAGCGGAGCAGTAAGACATACCATCTTTCGCACCTATGTGTCCATGAGGCCCAAAGCCAGCGTTGCACCACTCCTTACCCTTGTGTGTATCAAACACAGGAGAGCACCGCATGCCGTCAGGCTTGTACTGGTATCTCGCTACCTTCATTCGTCATCACTCCCGAACAGTTGCACATCGTATGTCCCATCGGCATCGACCGTGGTCATTGATGCGAAGGGAGCATCGAACATGCTCATCTGCATGACTCGCTCACGGATGTGTGTCGGGCAGTCTGTGGTAGCACCCTCATCATCGTGGCCTAGCAACAGGAAGTCACCGTGCATTGACAACACACTCCCAAGGGGCATGTTGCACATCTCTGCGATGAACTCACGAGCGATTGGATTGAGGGGCAGTTCACGTAGCCTGCCTTCCTCGTTCCCAATCAAGTCCCATGTCTGCTTGACACCGTTGAGGGTGATGTCATCACCCCCAGTCAATGCGTATTCGATGTTCCCGCCTACGGCTGACTGCATGTCGCTTAGGCCGTCTACAGAAATCGGTTCGACTTTCCCGTTGGTGCGAATCAACACGCCTGAGTTGCTCAGAGTGTCACCCCCATTGCTTCCATAGGGGTGACGTACTCGTTCAAATCCACAACACCGGATACAACATCCGACATGAGTTTGTGGACTGCATGTAGTCGTGTGTCAAGAGCACCGATTGCTAGGGCACTTCCTGTAAGGACAGCGTTGCCCTTACCGCTCAGTGTATTAGCACCGCTCCATGTAGGCTTGTGTGTTAGAACACCAGTGAGTACGTTGTAGGCATGGTATGCCGTACCGATTGCCTCACCCTCTACCTTCACGAAGTCAGCCTCAGGTCTGTTCCAACCCATGAGTGCCGCACGGAATCCATAGCCTCTGGATATGGAGTAGTCCACGACGGTATCAGTCTGCTTGTTTATCATGGGCGTTGCTTGAGGCAGGGAGAGAATCTTTCTCTCTCGTGCCGCAACTAGAAGTTTGCCGAACAGGTCGTTGTCCATCCCGAAGGAAGTCATCGACTCAACAAGTTCGAGTTGCTCCACAACGTCTTCAATCATACCCGCAATCGAGTTGCTGAACTTGGCGAAGTCAATTGAGCCGACACCGTTCTTCGTGTGTCTCAAACTCGCTAGGTTCTTGGTCGATGTAGCAACCATACCATTGGTACAGGCAAGTCTCTCTGCAACTCCGTTGATTTTCAGAGAACCGCTACCGTCAAGGCTGTTGTGAATAGACACACCATACCTGTACAAGTCTCCAACGTGTGTGAGTTCCGACTTCTCGTTAGCAACTACGTTGATGTCCATTCGTGCTTTCTTACCGAAGTCATAGGCTGTTATCTTGAAGTCCCATCCCTTCTCATTGCAGTGCATTGCCAATGGAGCAAACACTTCTGGGTAAGACACACCTGCGTATCTCTTGGAGACCGCACCTAGTATAGCACCAACAGGTTGCTTCTCTGTCCTGACCTTGGGGTTCATTATTATGAACAGGTTGTTCTCACCGTTGTACGCATCTGTTACTGTGTACAGTCCGTCATCCACACCTGAGTCCTCAGGATGTTGGTCAACGTTCACCACAGCAGGCAACACGTAGGGTTTGAAGTCCCAGTCACAGACTGTCTTAGTCCTACCACCTTTGGTCAAGAAGGCAAAGCCTTCTCCTTCGTGAACTTGCATAGCACCACTAGCAATAGTGTGCGTATCCCAGTTCGGGCTTTCGTCATCGTTCGTCATATCGTTTGTATCAATGTTCATATCCATATCAATCACCATTCCTCTGTTGTTCCTTTATATGAGGAAGCCCCTTTCCCACCGATGAAATCGGTTAGCATGCTCGCAGGAATCTCACCTGCATCCACCATGCTCGTTAGCAACTCTGTTGCCAAGGCCTTCCTCTGTTCCTTCTCTCCACCATCCAGTATCCCTTTGACCACATCTCTCTTCTGAGAGACGATGCGAGAGAACCTCTCGTCAATCGTGTTGGAGACGCATAGGTAGACTGCGTGAACAACACTCGCATCCTGACCTATCCTATTCACTCTGTCCTCCGCCTGTTCCTCTACGGCAGGAGTCCACTCACGTTCCACGAACACAACCGTGTCTGCTTTGGTGAGTGTTATTCCCATGTTGGCCGACAGTATGTTAGCAACCAACACGTCTACGTTCCCTGCTTGGAAGTCCTCGATTATGGCCTGCCTCTTCTGTGCATTGACACCACCTTCGATGACTGCAACACGCAGGAACTCAGGGTTGAACGTGTCCACTACTCGTTTCAACACATCTCTGTGATGAGTGTAAACGATGACGGGCTTGCCTGTCTGCTCGTGGTACTGAGCCACCCACTCACAGGCCGATTTCACCTTGAGCATCCCACAGTGATGCCTCAGACTCGTGAGCATGTTCAACACGAATCCCGCAGGGAGTGTGTTGTTCTGCTTGTGTTGCCTGTACTCATCCAACCAACCAGACTGCAAGGTCTGGTATGACTTGACCCCAGATGCCGAAGGCTCGACTGCGAAGTCCTGCCTTATCTTGTCAGGCAGTTCCTCCATGACCTCCTTCTTCAGTCTGCGAAGCACGAAGTCCCTACTCACAGTGTGTAGTTCTTTCTCGTTGGAAGAGCCACGTGTGTCCCAACCGAACCCGTTGTGATATGCATCGCAGTACCTCTGAACATACTTGAGCCATGACGGGAAGTCAACTGGTCTGAGCAGGTTCAGCGTGGTGAAGTACTCCTCAGGCCGACTGGTTATGGCAGTGCCACTGAGACAGAGTACACTCTGTGTCTGCTTCCCTATGTTGAGACAGGCCTGTGTCCTCTTGGCTGTCTTGTTCTTCAGGAAGTGAGACTCGTCGAACACACACAGGTTGAATCCCCTGTCCATGAGTTGCTCCTCTCTCTTGCCCATCAAGTCATAGTTCACTATGGTGAAGTCAGCATCTGCTATCTCACCCTTGAAGCCGTTGACCACCTCGACACTCACGTCTTTGAGCCACGTGTCAATCTCCTTAGCCCAGTTGTACTTGACACTGGAGGGACAGACCACAAGCACAGGCCATAGTTCCCTGTGAAGGGATGCGTATGCTATCGCTTGGATGGTCTTGCCTATCCCCATGTCGTCCCCGATGAGGCATCTCCCACCTGCAAGTTCAGCGAAGCGAACACCCACGTATTGGAAGGGGTACAACTCGCAACCATCGTTGAAGGTTTCAGACAACCTCTTCTGCATCTCGTCAACCGTATGTGCGTTTGTCAACTCGACTGCACTGCTGATTGCTACACGCTCCGCATGTTTGGTGATGTACATCTGAACATCCTCAAGTTCGCTCACTACTGTGGCCAGTGGCTCGTAGACATCCTCTAGTCTCTTGACTAGGAATCCTGCTTGCTTTATCGGTATCATCCAACGCTTGTTGTCTTTGTCCCACTTCCTGTTAGGGATGCCCTTGACAATCTCCTTGACCTCATCCCTCAGGGATGCATCCCTGATGAAAGGCCACTCCAATGCCAACGCACCATCCACGATGTATGCTGAACACTTGCTCGCAGTACTCGTGTTTGAAGGGGCGGATGCTATGTGCTCGGTGATGGGTGAACTATCGTAGCCGAACCTCTCAAAGATGGAAGCAGTGACCTGCAACACATCCCTGTCGAAACGCACGCTCCATGTGTTGTTGCTCCACTTGACGTTGTAGAATCCCTCAAGGGACTTCAACTCATTCTTCATGGCGTTGTTTATCTCAGGGTTGTATGGGAAGGACAGTGCAACACGCTTCGCCTGTCTTGGATACCTACGCTGTGTGTCGTTCTTCGTGTAGTACGTCTCTGTGTACATGTCTGCCTTAAGAGTCAAGTTCCCACCTCTCGTGTACATTCTCTCCATCCTCAACACGCATGATTAGAACGTCATCCTCACGCATGCCTGTTGGAACACGCTTGGGGTCAAGCATGCGTTTGATGGCATCCCTGACGAAGCCCGTCCTATCCTTGCCATGCAAGCAGTGGAAGAACACTGGTGCGTCTTGTGCCAGTGTCAGTATCAACTGAGCAGTGTCACGAATGTAGTCCTCATCCCTGACGTAGTTCTTCTTCCCGTAGGGATTCTCGATGTGTCTGACAATCCTGCTGACATACACTGTACGTGAGTTGTTGTCAATCCATTTACCTGCTCTCCTGTCAAGGGACACGACTGTATCTATCCGCTCCGTGTTCAACATGCGATGTGTGTCATCACCCTCGATGAACTTCTTTCCATCAGCACAGAAAACGTTGTGTGTAATTTTCATGTATCCAAGACCTATGTATCTGTGTGTCATTCTTCCTCACTCTCCTCTTCTTCGTAGCATCCCCAACATACCATAACACCGTAGTACTCACAGTACTCAAGGTTGAAGTCGTGACACTCACAATTCCCACACAAGTTGTCTGCGTACTGCCTGTCTTTGACTCCGTTGAGTTCGACCCAACCACAACTGTGATTGGTTGTCTCCAGAGTTGGCTCTGTGTTGAACACCGCACCTAGGCTAGTGATGCTACCATAACCTGACATCTGTTCAGGACACACGCACTCCACAGGCACGATTGCCAACATACCTGCGTCAACAGGCAAGGACACCTTAGTGCCTGAGTCATCTTCCAAGTGGAAGTCCCACGTGTTATCACCACCGGGTGATGCGTGACACTCGATGTCGTATGTTCGACCGTTCACTTCCCACTTGAGTGTGCCGTAGTAGTCCTTGTGCTTCTTGTATCCGTCTAGTTTGAACACCTTGTCACAGAACTCGCTCCATCTCCTGTCGGCAATCACGTAGCATGGGTCTCCCACGTAGAACTCGTAGTCCTTGTAATCCACGTGTGTCTCTCTGTCTGCGTATGATGGGATACTCATGTTCATTCCTCCTCCTGTGTATCCAATGCGGATATGTTGTCGTCTGTCTCTTGATGCTGTGCCGTAGCCATCGCATCTCCCTTGTTCATGGTTACAACACACTCGCCTTGCTTGGCGTAGTCAAACACCTGTGTCACTGTGGGACTTGGGTTCACACCCAAGAGGCAACCCTTCTCGTGATTCAAAGGCTCGCCGTGTATCAGCAACGCATTCGTGTTGTCATCGAACTCGACCGCATCCATCTGTATGTAGAAGTGGCTTCCCTTACTCGCTCCGCTCTCCAATATCGGCTCTTGCTCACGTAGCCAGTCAATCACAACTTGCGGTGCTCTCAACTCGTTCGCATATCCATACTCACGGTTCACGTTGATGCTCCCCAGTATCTGAATATGCATCGCATACTCACTGTTGTACTCCGTTCTCACTTGCATTCTCTTCATTATTCCATTTCCATTCGTTTGTTCATTCATGTTCATTCACTCTCCTGTTTCTTGTCTTGTTCCTTTATATGAGGAAGGTCAACCTTACCCACACCTACGTCTGTTACATCTATCATGTTGGAACTCCCACATGTGATGCACGGTATCTCACCGTTGCTGTCTCTCTCTATATTCGACCCTACGACTTCCTGAGCATCGCAATTGAGACACTCGAATATCCTATCGTCCACGTCTGTTAGTTCACTATCATCTTTCCTTGACCACCCAGTCTCGGTATACTCCCAGTCATCGAACTCGTCGTCATCCTCAAGGGAATCGTTCACCTGTTTGTATATGCTCTGCGTGTTGATACTCGCATAGTGGTTGCCCCACCCTCCTGAGTATCCACTCCACTTGTTGGATGACACACGTGAGTCTCCAACAGGCAAGCCACACACATCAGCGATGTACTGTTGCTGACTCGATGCCTCGACCTCATGGACACACATGTGTTCCCTGACCCAATCAATCAACTGACCTGCATCCTTCCATGTGTGTTGGGACTCAGGCAGTAGGTAGTGAGCAAGGATAGCCAACTGCACACCAGTCCTACCATGTCCACCCATGCACTGGCAAGAGACAGTCTTGACACCCTTGGTGTAGATGTCCTCAACAAGTGCGAGCCAGAACTCACGACCCAATCCCGTAGGGATGGAGTAGTCCGGCCAGTCGATGCTGAACACAGCAGTCATGCTGTCAGACACCTGCGTGTTGGATGCCTTCCAACCCTCAGGGAAATCATGGTCACCACTCTTGAGATACCTGTGTCCCTTAGACACAATCTCACTTGGGCCAATTGCAACATCCGGTAGTGGGTTCATCAACCACCAACCACCTTGACGGCTTGAGCCACCACCGTAGACCTCGATACCCTCAGGTGTTGTGAACACAAGCACGTTGCCTGTATGACATCCGTTCTTGGATACATACGTGTGTCCCTTGGACTTGGGCTTGTGCTTGCCACAGTAGTCACCGACCTTCGGTGCGTCATTCTGGCATGTCTCGTGTTTGCATATCTTTCTCTGTTTCATCTTCTCATCTCCGTTCTTACCTGTAAGGTACTTCTTCCATTTCATTGTTTCATCTCCTGTGCCAGTTTCAATGCGTTCATGTATGTCACGAACTCATTCGTTTCTAATTCGTACACGAGTTTGGCATACACGTGTTCGACTTCTTCCCATGTCCCTGCTTCTACGTGGTGACACATGTCAGCAATCAACACAGGTAGTTCCCAGTCAGTGTTAGCGACTGCCTCCTTAGCCTTCTTGACCACATCTGATTCGACCTTGACAACCTGTGTCTGTTGCTTCCCAAGTAGGAACACGTCGTATGTGTTGGAAGGCACAGACGTGTTGGTCTGCACACTCAACTTCTTGATGTGGCTGGCATCGTAGTGGTCTGACCCATGTCCCGTAGGGATGTAAGACTCATGGCCAGTCTTGTTGTACTGGTGGTTCGAGTCACCATGGAACATGTGTGTCAAGTCACCGTTCTCGTTCCACTTGTCAAGGACAACCTGAACATCCTCAGGTGCATCCGTGTGTTTGAACACGTGATTCTTCCTGAAGTACGAAGGACTCTTGCCGAAGAAGCCAAGCACATCCCCCCAGAGGATGTTGCATTCCTGTGCGTTTGTCTCAACACGGTCGTTCACTATGTCCATTGCAATCATGTATGAGTGAAGGGCATGTCTCATCTCACCCTCTTGGTAGCCGAGTGTTCCAGCAGTGAAGTGAATCATCGTGTCACTACCGAACTTGTTCAGCAACCCACCGTTGTTATGCTGTGCATTCTCCAAGGCATTGACTGCTTCGACCAGTTCCTTACCCACGTCTTCCAACTCGTCAGCGGATGCTTGCATGAGTTGGTGTATGAGTGTTGCAACACGAGCACCTTTCTCCGCTCCGTCGCCCCACTTCGGCCCACCGTAGGCTGATGACCAACCGGTCTTGTACTCGTCATGCATGTATGTCAGAAGGTACGATGCCTGTTCCCAATCCACGATTACGTCTCTCATCCATCGGTGGTATGGCCTTCGACTGTTCGGCATCCCAACCCCATTGGGCATGTCCCAATCGGACATGGGTTCAACACCCATGAACGAGTTGACTGCCAGTGGTATGGTGACTCGGTAGTTCTTCTTCTGTGACCTAGCATGTCTCATCTCTCCAACAGTCGCACCGATTGTTGCTTTGACAATCCATGCACAGAACACACCACCAAGGAACGCACTGAGTTCAGGGTCGTTGCAAGGCTGACCCATCCACTGATGGAAGAACGTAGACAGGGCTGACTGCTTCCTGTTCCAATGTGCATTGCCGTATGTTACCCCATCCCTGAACGCACTGACGTGTTGCCAAGGGTTGTATGGATTGGCAACGAAGTCACCGTCGTTGTTCTGAATGACCCATCCTGAGGCAACCTCAGTCCATGTGTCTCCAACACACACCTCGTCTGTTATGACATACGGGATACCATGTGTCCGACAGTGTGCGTTGATGTGACTCAGTAGTGAGCCGTTAGGCTCTACTACAACGAAGCCATCAGGACAAAGTTCCTTTGTGATGTTCTCCTCAAGCCACTGGACTTGTTCAAGTCCAGTCATGACCACAGTCTCAGTCACCACTACATCCCCATCGGGGATAGAGCCGTTGATGCTGACTCCTTCCGGTGGTGTTCCAATCTGTATGTGTTCGTCACACCCACGTATCTGTGTGAGTATTGACTTGACCGAGTTGATGTACTCGTCATCCCACTGCCTGTTGTGATGCTCAACATCGTTGAACACCATCTCAATCTCATGCTTGTTGGTATCGTATATGTGTCCACTTCCAGTGCTCATCTTGACGAGTGCTTGTTCAAACACACGATGCTTCTCTGATAGCGGGAACATCAGAGATGTACCTGCGTCAGAGTAGTTAGTCCCGGCAGTCACTCCGTCGTGACCCTCACCGAATACAACATACATGTTCGGAGCAAGGACACACGAGGCAATCGCTGGTTGGTAAGGCTGAACAATCAAGCATCCCTCAGGGTCGTGTTCCAACATGACTGCCTGTAGGTGCTGAATCGTCTTGACGATAGCATTCTTGTGGTTGACACACCTAGTGCTTTCCAACACACCGTGTCTTGGATTGAGAGGACAAGTCCTCACGAAGATATCAGTGTCCACTGATATGCTAGACTCACACCACTTGACAACTTCCCAAGGGTCATCGTCAACCAACACGTAGAGCGTCTTGGGAACACGGTAGCCTGCGTAAGACTTGCCGAAGTCCACGTAGTGGTCAAGGGCTATCGCTTTCTGCGATTTGACCAATGGCATCCTGTGTGTGTTCCATGTATCCATGTCCGTGTATGTCTTATGTTCGTCGTTCATCTCAATCACCTGTGTGTTCTTTTCCATGTTCATCATCTTCTCAATACTCATTCCTCTTCACTCTCCTGTGTTGGAACTGCGAGACCGGCTATGCCAGCCAGTGCCCTTTCCTTGGCTGTCTCAATCGCAAGTATGTTGGTAAACACACTCGCTCCGAATTGCTTCACCTGTGTGTTGCCAACCTTGACCTTCTCAATCTGCTCATCGAAGGACATGCCCTGAGTGTCAATCAAGTAGTCACTCTTGAGTGTAGCAACGAAGTCATCGGCCTTAGCCAACGGGTGTGTGTCCCATTGCATGTAAAGCATCTCCTCGAAGTGGCTCTCAATGGTCTTCCTCAGCAACGCATGTATGTCAAGCCCTGCGAGTCTCTCAGTCAGTTTCGTGTTGTAACTCTCAAGGTCATGCTTGTTGTCGTTCATCTCAGCAACTTTGTTGTTGTCTTCCGCTGACAACTTGTCCATCTTTGCCTTAGGCAAAGCAGTCAACACGTGGTTGTACCAATCCGTGAGTGTTGCATTGTCCATGTTGACAGCACCACCACCGAACAAGTCCGAGTTCACATAGAACTGGTTGTCTTGGATTGTCGAAGCCAATCCCTTTGCGTAGTAGTTGTAACTCTTGTGTGTGAATTGCTTCTTCGACATTCTCCATCTCCTACCGAACGGATGCTTGTTCTGGTAGTAAAACGTGAAGCAGTGACCACTGTGGTCAACGAACCACTTCAAACATGCATCTATGTCAGACACAGACATGTTGTGCTCCGCCATCTTGTTGGCTAGCGAAGCAGGTCTGAAGTAAATCCCAACATGAGTAAGGAACTCACCTATGTGTGTTGGGACATCAATCCACTTCATCTTTTCCACTTCAGTGGAGAACTCCACTCCAACCCACGAGTGTTTGGATGAAGTCAACATGCGTTCGTTGTTACTCATTGAACCACCTCTTCATCATCGACTACAACATAGTCGTGTTTGTCAAGTAGGAATCCCAAGGGATTCTCCGGGTTGTCTCCTTCGGCATCCAAGACAAACACGAGTCCTCTGGACTCCCAGTTCGGTTGATTGATTGCATCAATCGCCGTGTATGTTTTGGTCTCCGACAGAGACAATCGACTTCCCAACAGACGGAAGTCAGACCTCGGTCTAACAACAAACGTGTTGGGATATCTAGGGCTTTCGCTGGTTGGGCTTCTTTCGTTTTTGTTTACACTGATTACCATCGGCATCGTGACTTCTATTATGTTCCTTTATATGAGAAAGCCACGAAGTTGATTCTATTGCATGAGTGTTAAACGATTCCAATCATACGTGTTGGCAATTCCCTTCCTGCGTGCGAGTTGATGTGTCTCGTGTTCAACAGTCCGATGATTCATTCATACAATATACATGTGTCTAAGAATACAACTTTCATTGTAGTCTCTACATATATGTATGTACAGTCTATTGTATAGACAATACAGTTAGACAGTTAGACAGTTATACCAAAGGTATCCAACACACAGGAAAGGCAACACGTATTCACGTATACGTATATGTACAGATGGATACCAACATGTGTTCAACACACGTATGTGTTAGGGAAGAAGCCTAAGCCGAAGGCTAGGCCTTGATAAGCCAAACAACTGGGAGGCTATGCCTCTCGGAAGTTTGACGTTTTTTTTGGGGGGTAACCTGTGTGTGTTCTGACACGTGGGAGCACAGGTTGGTTGACATGCTGAGGAGCGAGTCGTTAGACTCACTCCCCAACACTTACGTATGTTCCGAACACTTGCATGTTGGAATCTTTGATTCAAGCGAAGATGGAGTCATGGACTCCAACGAGCACTGCAAGTTCTTTCTTGCTCCTACCTTTGGTAGGGATGTCTCTGGAATCAGCCTTGAACTCCCATTGGGAGTGGTTGCTTCCTTCCCAGTCTGCTTTTAGCAGTGTGGCTTCTCTCTTCTTGCCGTTGATAACGGCAGTCAAGGTGACAGTACCTTTGGGTACTGCTTTCTTGACCTTGGAAGCCTTCGGCTCTGCTTTGGAAGCCTTTGGCTTAGGGTCAAGTTTGCCGTTCTCATCGAAGAGTTCCTCTTCCTTAGGTGTGAGTTTAGCCTTCGGCTTTGCTTTCTTGGAAGCCTTAGGCTTCCTAGCCTTCTTGGTTGTCTTCTTCTGAGGCTTTGCCTCAGGTTCAGCCTCAGCCTCAATAGCCTCTTCGAGGATATTGTCGTAAGCCATCTTCCTTAGGGAAGAGTAGTACTTACTAACCCCGTTAGGGTTAGTAGCAGAAAGCAACTCAGAGAGTTGGCTATCTTTCAGAGACTTGATGTTTACATCCTTCAGGATGTAGAGACCAGTGGTAGTACCACTGGTAACCTTGCCAGTCTTAGGACAAGTACTTGTCCAGTCTCTTGGCTTCTGTCGATACGTTAGTATCGCTTTAGCAAAAGCCCTAAGGCTTTTTCTGCTGTACTGAACACCTTTGGTGTTCCTTGACAGAGTAGACAATGAGTCTACTCTGAGAGTACAGACCGAAGGTCTGTCTGAGTTCCCTAGGAACTCGGCGGTCGTCTTTATGCATTTCAGGATGTCAGATTTCTTGGCCATCGACTCTCATGTGTTGAGCCTTTATATGAGGAAGACCAAGGCCAAACGTTCCGTTCCTTGGAACGGTACGTTCGTGTATGTACATACATGTGTTGGCTAACTTGTTAGCCCAGTGGCCTAGTTAATTGCACCCCGAAAACAGTTAATCGCAGGGTTAATCGCAGGGTTAATCGCCGGAGGCGATGTTAATCGCAACGGTTAATCGCATCTTTTAGTCCCACACAGCGCTGCACCATTTTTTCGGTGGGAGGCCCTTTCCCGAAAAAAAATTACAGAAAAAAATCAATAATCCAGCCCCCCTCCCCTCTACCGTGTTGGCAGGAGGCGTTGTCCATAATAGCATGGCTGCACGCATTGGCAAGTCGTCTGTCAGCACGCCCCTCGACCAAGCGTGGACTGTGTAGGAGGCGTACTCATGAAGATGCCCAAGATGCATTACAACCAAGGCGGTATGTACTGGCCAGAGAGTAAGAACATACAAGTAGAATGCGAGTAATCCTTTATCGTGGCCGGTGTCATCTGTTTGTCATCTCTCTACCTGTTCCAAAATTGACAAAACTCTTTCATGTTTCATAAAGCAGGTGGCATTGGCCACACCTAAAAGCCAGCAACGGTTTTATCCTGACCCCCCTTGCGCTTGGGCATGGGTGCATTCGACTCCGCATGGTCACTTCTCAAAAACTTCGATGAGGAGATGGACGAATATCGAAGGGTGATGGATGCTCCACCACCAAGGAGAACACCACAGATGGATGATGACCCATTCAGGATGAAACAGCCTGATATGAGTGCCCAGATAGAACAGATTCTTGCCGAGATTCAGCGTAGAGAAGGTAGGAAAAACCCTGATTTTCATCACCAAGACTACGATTCGGTCTTTTATAGAAACAAATATGACCGAGAAAATCCACAGGATAATCAACTCCTGAACACCACAAGACCTCAGATGAAAGACAGAATGGGGGCTCTACGAGCAGAAATGGAAAGAAGAGCCAGAAAAAGAGGGTCTCCTGTAGTAGGTGATTCTGCCCCACCAGAAGCAAAAGGTCCTCAACCAATGGGAGCACCGGAGTCTTTCAGTGCTCCAGAGGGCATGACTAACGAGGAATATGGTATTATCGACCAGCCGGACAGTAAGTACACCAAAGAACTACAGGGGCAAGCGCTTCAAGACTACATTAAACAAAGGTTTGGTTGAATATGAGTGTTTTTGACTCTGCATGGTCCTTACTCAAGATGGGTAGGCGTAGTGGAAACAACAGGAGAGGTCAACAAGTCTCCAATCAGAGGCGTTTCAGAAGACCAATGCAGTTACCACCAGAAGTCATGGAGGTACTAAGTCCTGAGACAAAGGCTAATCTTGAGAGCATGAAACAAAGTGACCCAGAGGCATATAACAAGTATCTGATTGAATTGTCTATGGGCTTTAGAGCAAGCCCTCCTCGTAACAGCATGATGCCAGACCCCGGTCAGAGTCAGGTTCGCATACCATACGACCCACAAAATGAATCAGGGGTTGAAGGGCAATGAGTGCTTTCGACAAGGCTTGGTCCTCTCTTCTCATTAAGGGTACGGTTGATGCCATCATGGATGCTGCATCGTCTCCCGCTTTAGTAACACACGAAGACCACAAAAGAAGAAGTCAAGAAATACACCAGATTCTTGAGGATATAGCGAATCAGCACGGCATTACTACGGCTGATATCCATAGACATATAGACCTGTCAGGTCATCCTGATGACCCTAGCGATGCAGTGTATGATGATGTGGCTAGACGAAGGGAAGAGTGGGAGCAGCAGAATGGAAAGACAAACTGGCCGGGGTACTACGTGACCCATGAGGGCATAGGACCAGACCCCGAACTCAGGCGTGCTGCTGATGAGTGGGAACAAAACTTCGACCATCCCGGTGGAGACGACCACTTGGAATCGCTTGGTATACGAGAACAGATAAGAAATGCGATGTATGAAATATCAGGACCTGAGTATGATGCTAATTACCAACAGAGGATGGGTCAGCAATGAGCGCTTTCGACAAGTCTTGGTCGGTTCTGAAGAACCTAGCGCCCACTTCACCCTCTGACCCGATGGGCACACGAGCGATAGACTCGATGTTCTGCCAGAGTTGCAAGCAGGGCCTCAATCCGGGCAGTCCACAGTGCGAAAACTGCGGTGCACCTACTGGAAACAGCATGAGAAACGTCATGGGAGACGGAAATATGCACTCACCGGGGCAGCAGTCCATGATTGAGAGAGCGAGACAGGCCATGGAAGCGCAGAAAAGGTCAGAGGGACAGTAACCAACTGATACCGAACAGCAAAACCATCGTTGCTAGCCCCATCTTGATTACCAAATCAATCACTACCATTCTAAAACTGTTAAAAATCGCTTCGCTAATGCCCATAACTTACGATTCATCGAGCAAAAGACGGTCTTTTAACTAAACCCTTATTAAAGCAGCACCATACATAGTATTCCCGATGACAGTATCCGAGAGCGCCTTCGCTGCGGCGTGGCTTCTACTCAAGCATCAGGAGAATGGTGTCGATTTTTCCTCGAAAGAGGACCAATTCATCACTGGGACTATCCTCAAGATGATGAACTCCGACGATTTGAGGCTTCAAGAGGAAGCAGGCATGCTTTACGCACGCTATAAGGTCATGAAATCCTAAGAACGAGTGGTTGTGCTTCCAGTGGAAGCCCCTGACATCATTCTTTGACGTGCTTCTTGCTCCATTCTGGCTGTATCCTGCTGATTTCGGGCTGCGGCCTCTTGTAGGCTACCCATTGCCTGTCCCATCGGACTTTCCTTCGCCGCATCCAAAGTTTCCTTCATTTCCTTGCCTTTATCGGCTAAATTAGCCATATTTTGCCCAATTTTCGAGTTTTTGGCCGCTACACCGACTTTTTTAGCGGATTGTAGGCCTTTTGAGCCTAATTTCGCTGCTGCCGGGCCTACTCTGGCCAATCCAGCGACTAGAGCCGGGAGAAACTTCTCAATGTCGTAATCCGACTCCATAACACGTCGGAGAAGCAGAAACTAATTATGGTGTCGCCTTATACGCCGCTAGCATGGGGTTTGAGTTCGATTTGGCGTTCGAGTCACTCAAGAAGGGTCAATTCGGGATGAAAGGCTCTCAATATATCTCAAATCGACCAAAAGCGAAGGCGAAAGCCAAGGTTCAGCGTCTAGCGAGAAAGACGAAGAACCGAAAGACGAAGGCTCGCTACAAACGCAACCTAGATAGGGGTAACACACGTCCGAGGATGCGTAGGCAGACAGGCCTAGTCAGAATATCCAGAAGGAGATAGATAAAATGAATGCATTCGACACAGCATGGACACTACTCAAAGCAGACAAAGAGAAGTGCCCTTCATGCAATATGTCGAAATCAGAGTGCATGACTCATAAAATGGGCTGCGGCGGTGAGATGAAGAAGGCATATGTGATGAGAAAAGCCGCTTTCAGACTAAAATACGACTACAACACACTCAGGAAATCGTACAGAGATGAGTACGAGGACTACTCGGATGGCCCTCCAATGGGTGAGTTCGATATGGCTCAGGCCGTATCCGACCACAATGACGGGATGATTTTCGATGACCACATGCCTAGGAACGAGAAAGAGAAACAGATACTACACCACTACATGAACAAACTGAATGTTATTCCGGGTTTGACAGCAGAGGAGCAGGGATTGGATGATGATGACCACCAAATGGCCAGCGATGTGGCTCAAGAGTACTTCGTAGAGCACATGAGGGAAATGGAAGCCATGAACTCAGGCGTTACCGGTAGAGACAGCGCACCGTCGAAAGTAGGAGTCTCCTCCCCTCAGATACCAGAGCAGCGTAATCAGTGATGTGTATGAAGGACAAGGGCAAGAAAGCAGGGATGACACTGGTTATCGCTGTCGGCCCTAAGATGCCCAAGAAACCCACTGAGACCTCGAAACCAGACGAGAAGGCCATGAAGAAGGCTTTTGATGTTGCTTGGGGTGTAGTTAAGGCTATTCCAGAGGCAAATAGTAGGTTTTCTCAACAAAATTTGGGAGAACTACCTCATACAATGGGTACATCTTCGGCAGAACCTCTTCAATCATTCAATGTGGATGATAAATTGGACTTAGAAAACGATTTGAATGAAGGAAGGGCACAATATATGGATGAAGATATGGGTGACCGGAATTTTAGAGGAAACATTGCCGCAGATTACAGACCTCAAGGTGCAAATGAAGGTAACGAAGAGTATTACAGAGGACTTTTAGAGGAAATGCTACGAGGAAAAATCTCAGGAAGAAAGGATATGGCCCATGACCCTGAGATGTTACGAGATTACGACCAAAGACAGGGTGAGTTAATGGATAACGAAAGAACATCAGTACTTGCAGAGGGTATGGAACCACCAATGCCTCAATCTCAACCTCAATCTGGTGAAATAGGTATAATGTCACCAAGAAATGTTAGAAGATTTAACCGAGGTATGGGTCCTTCAACCCCGTTTTAGGGGATTTTATGACTAGACAGACCGAATTAGGTGAATATCACCCTGATTTTCCCAGTAGCCTCGGTCCAGTCAATGAGTATCACGGCACAATCGACATGCAGGGCGTTCTCGACCAAGGTATCAGGGGTGGAAACCCGAAAACACGCTCGAAACACTACGTTCCACCCAGCCTAAGGAATGAGGATAGGGTGTCCTACACCACTGACAATCCAGACCTCGCACGCCAGTTCGCATTGGAAAGGGCCAAAAAGTTCGGCCTGCCTGAGAGCAGCGTGGGTGTAGTAGGCGTGAGGGGCGGAGGACTGGCTAACCCAGTCCTACAACCAGAGCCTAGCGGTGGTATTTTCAGTGGTACTGAAAGTAATGTCAGGAGTGGAGGCATTCCTAGGGCCAATCTAGCCCCTATGACGATGAAATCAGACGCTTACGTGCAAGTCACAGCGACTTGTGACTGCTGTTCACCCTCCACACAGGCGTTCGGCACTCTAGTTGAGGACTATTTCGAGAAGGCCAAGAAGAAATCCAAGCCTTTCCACGGCTACAATCCCAATAGACACCACAAGAAGGGAGGTCTGAATGCGAAAGGTCGAGCCAAAGCGAAGAGAGAAACAGGTGCAAACCTCAAACCTCCTGTCACTACCAAGCCATCCAAACTCAAACCCGGAAGCAAGAAGGCGAAAAGAAGGAAATCCTTCTGCGCTCGCATGGGTGGCAGTAAAGGACCTACGAGCAAGGATGGTAAACTAACCCCGAAAGGTGCAGCATTGAAGAGGTGGAATTGTTGAAAAAGGACAAATGTTGTTGTGGTGCTACTAAGAATAATCCATGTAAATGCATGGAGTTAGGCAAACAATGCTCCATGACTCCACCTCGCTGCCCATGTTACAAATTGCTGTATGCACAGAAAAAAGCCGCTGACAAACTAACCAAAATGGTGGGTGTCATATGATAGATTCTTGTGGTTGTGGTCACTGCGTCGGCATGGATGGTGCATGGGACACACTCGAAAAGAAACTCTGTCCAGCAGGTAAAGCCGCTGCAAAGAGGAAGTTCAAGGTCTATCCGTCTGCCTATGCTAATGGATGGGCTGTACAGTATTGCCGGGGAAAGTTTCGAGGGAAAGGTAAGAAGAAATGAGTACCGATTCAAACTCCCGCTGCACTTGCCACAATACGTTGGTGGTAAAGAACCTGAACCGATGGTTCAAGGAGAAGTGGGTAGACGTATCGAGAAAGGACAAGGATGGGAAACACCCACCATGCGGAAGGGGGAAAGCAAAATTGTCTGGAAAAGGATACCCGAAGTGCAGGCCGTCGGTGAAAGTTTCAGGCGAAACTCCAAAGACTTCTGGTTCGATGTCAAGTGGACAAAAAAGAGCAGCCACAAAGCGAAAAAGAGCCAAGAAACAGGGGATTGGTGGGAAGCCGACGATTGTTAAGGGTGTAGCAGTCCTCAAAGCGAGAGAGTTGTCCCCAGAAGCCCAACGTCATAAGAAGGAATATGACACAAAGTACGAGTCTAGCCCTGAGCGTGTGAAGTACCGTGAAGAACTCAATAGGGAAAGAAGACGACGAGGCATCTACGGGTCTCACAACCGTAAGGATGTCAGTCACACACAAGGTGGGAGGCTCACGTTAGAGGGGGAGCATGCGAACAGGGCTAGACACTTCAAAAATAGAGGCACTTTACGGGTAGTTTAGTACAGAAGGCTTATGATAGCCACCCTCGTGGGGTCTTTCTAGAGGTCACTAAGATGAGCAGACAAGACCCCAGCGATAAATCAGAAATGAGACTGACAGGATTGATACTAACTCAGTCGGCTCTAGTGGGAGTTGCAATAGGCATCTACGATGCTGGATTGTGGCTACCCGGAGGAACAGGAGCGAGCGAATACGTCAACGGAATGACATATGCTATGGGGGCATTGGCAATTCAGATTCTAGCATATTACTTGTTCAAGATGTTCTTTGAGGAGCAAATGCAAGAGAGAGTCAGAATGTCGGAAATGCAAAGACAGAGAGACTACCGCTTCAGAGAGCAGCAATTCAGTTACGACCAGCGTAGAGCAGACATGGAACTACGTATGCAGGAGATGACATTAGAGAAAGAACTGCTTTGGATGCAACAAAATCCCGGTAAGATGCCACCTTCAATGATGTCAAACAGCCAGTCTGGTATTTCAGGTCTAGGTGTTGACCTATTCAACACATCAAAACCACCACAACACACAGCAAATGTTACTGCTCCTCAGAGTTTTGGCTTAGACTCCCTCGCAGACGAGATGCTACAAGAAACTGTTATTCCACCTAGAGACATTTCTAGTCAAACTATACGTTTGAAGAAGGATGGAACGCCAGACCTTAGATATACGAAGGGTAGTGGCAAGGTCTGATGGGTAGAATATTCAAGACACCTAAAGACGACTCGGTGGAGGAAACTCTACGGGCAATGCACCTCGCAAACACGGTTGACAACACATACGAATGGGGGGTTGGTTGGCTCAGGACAATTCTTGCATCTTTCGGTGCTGCTTTAGCAGTCAGTGCAATGGAGTCTTACACAGATTTCACTCTATGGGGTTGGACAGTCGAATGGTCATATCAACAAATTGAGGGCTTTGCTGATTGGCTATACTCTAAACTCCCTAATTAGGTGAGATGAATGGTAGGTGGAGGAAGCGTACTCGTCGGTGTAGCCATATACGGACAACACCTCTACAATGCATGGAAACCGAGAAAAGTCGGTATTTACGGCACAAGCATGGTTGGGAAGACCACATTAGACCGCTACATGACCACACCCGGTGAGATGGAAGAGATATCAGAGGATGATAGAACAGAACACTTCAAACTAATCACTAGATACATGTTGCCCAAACCGACTAGGAAGAGAATATCTTGGCAGGGCGAAAAGAGAGTGGTATACTCCGCAGACATAGGCGGGCAAGAGAGGTTCTGGAATCTGTGGATTGACGATATGGTGTCCAGACAGGTGGAGTGCGTCATGTACGTGTTCGATGACAGGGCTTTTGCTGGTGGACCTGAGGGTGCAGAGCAAGTTGCCGGTTTCAAGTACCTTGTAGATAGGCTCATCCAGAGAGATTACAGATACAGAACCCTCAGAAGCAGATGGAAGGGAAAGAAGTACACACCTAGGATGCTAATGTTGGTGGCTAATAAAGCGGATAGGTTCTTTGACAAGAAGGCTGCTGAACTCTGGCAGCAGAACAGAATAGGCGAACACAAGATATTCGACCCGTTCCGAGATGACCTGATTAGATTGCAGAAAGCGAGGCTTCCCACAAAGCGTGCTTTCATGGCTACTCGTGTGGGTTGGAACGTCGAACCAACCCTAGTAGAACTCTTGACCTCTTGAGTGACCTTTTTGATGTAGTAGGGTGTGCGACCTCTATGGCTAAGGGTAAGACCACCACCACTCTCGTTCCAACAGGAGGGGGTAGTAATTCACTTAGGACTACCATTCCCATGTGGATTGTGCAGCAATTTGGTATGACTGCTGGTAGCAAGGTAGAATGGCGATTATCTGCCGAAAATGGGCAAATGTCTATTCATGTGACTCCTGCGGAGGGTGAGTGATGGTAGGCGGCCTTTTAGACGTACCCGACAATATGTATCGCACAATAACGAGAACTCCGGTGCAAAACCAGAGTCTAAGCAACTTAAATGACGCAGCGATGCAGATGATGGCTCAACAAGGCAACCCACAATTCAATCAAGCGGCTATAATGGAACAGGCCATTGCACAGCAGCAGATGCAGCAGATAGCGGTTCAGAAGAATCTCGAAGTCCCGAAAGTAAACTTCTATCCTTCTAATCACCCAGACCCAAGAAAGGCTAGAAGAAAGGACATCAAACAAGCATACAGACTACTCAAACCCACAAAGAGGACTCTTGTAGACCCAAGAAGGTGGTTAGGTAGTCCATACAGATACACCAAAGACAGCGGTGTTTGTGTGGTAGACGGCTGCAACGTCAAAGAACTAATCGAGCATGACAACCTATATTCGAGAATCACAGACGAAGAGACAGGAAGAAGCCTTTGGGAGATGTACTGGCAGAACCCAATCTCAGGACAGACCGAGGCATTCTTAGCAAGAAGCGGTGTGACTAGCGGTAAGACTCTCAAGGGAACATACTGCCCTGAGCATCTCCATCTCTACCACCTACTCTGCAAATGGGAGTCTGCTGAGGAGAAGGAGAATGAAATGAGACCAAGCAGATTCAGAGACAAAATGAAGAAAGGAGTCAGTCTAGTCACTATTCCAGTTTCCTCATTGCAATCGACCGAGCAGAAAGCACCAGACCTAGTTCAGAAGTACGAGCCTTTCTTCCAAGAGATAGAGAAGGACTCCAATAGAACAAGAGGTATCAACGTCTGGCACATTCCTAACCCAGAGACCGGTAGCAACGACATCACCATGGTGCAATTCGACATGAGAATGTTCCATAAAGAGGCTCAAGAGCAGCAATTGGCTGCACAACAGGCATTCAACACCGTTCTCAACCAACAGGCTCAAACCTTGAACCCCGCTCCGACTATGCAAGCACCGCCCCCGATAGTGCCTACGATAGCAACAACAGCAAATCCAGCAGAGGTGATACAGTGACATTAGGATTATCTAATCTAGGAGGTCAACAATCGTCATCCACTCTCAGTTTAGGCGCTAGCCAGTCTAATGCTTTCGGCCAACAGCCTATGCAAAACGGGTATGCTCCTAATGCATACGGTACTTCTCCCTTGATGGGTGGCATTCTAGGGGGTGCAGGCATATCCCCCCAACAATACAACGCTCCAGTAGCCCCTCCTTCGGAGACTCAGATTCTAGCCTCGATGCTTGGCACAATCCAACCGATTGACAAGTTCATCGTCAGCCAGAACATGCCTGTCTTCATCGAGATGCTATCGAACATCACCACATTCTCCCTTCTCAATGTCTTGAAGAATGCATCTTTCACCATGGACGAGGAGACTGGTAGTCTCTCACTCGATGTGACTTCAATGCCAAGCGACCTACAGACTCTAAGTGCCGAGAACATCATAGCACAACTCAATAGTCTACAGAACACTTCCATGCAGATAATTCAACAGGCAGAGCAAGAGAGACAGCAGATACTACAGATGGCCGACCAATCACTGATGCAGGGCATGTTGAACACAGCACTGGCTGACCCCGGCATGATGGAGTCAGTAGGGCAAGCCACTGGTGGCTTCATCAACAGAGCACTATTCGGGGGCAGAGTATGATGTCAGGACCAAGTAGCAGAGGTTCACTTCCTCTGGGAGTGCCGAACCAAGTGGCCAACTTGTCGTTAAACATGTTCTCGCACAAGAGAAGCGTGATTATCGACATGGTGATGATTCAACTCATCAGTGCGATACTCGTTATGCTCTTCGTCTTGGTGTTCAAGGCTGCTGATATCAGTCAGACAGACGCTTCGATGGCCATGATTGCCATCTTTATATCAATGATGGGCCTCGGTACGATATACACCAGAATAAGTCGGATGTAAACGTATAAATCAACAACGTTCATTTGGTGATTATACCTCCGGTCACTCGTGACCGAGCGAGAGCGAGTGGTCAAGAGGTCCTGTGCCTTTTGTCAAACTGATGATAGAGAGCAATTGGAAGAGGCACTCTTGAACGGTGAAATCAGTTGTAAACAACTGGACAAGGACATGGCTTGGAGAGCCAACACAGCAGACCGTCATTTCAAGAATCACATGGGAGAGTACCACATGGATTCAAATCCATCTTGCCCTATTTGCTCTCACGATAGAAGGGGAGAGTTCGAGACAGGATACTTCGAGGGCATACTACCCAGCGAGGACATAGCGGAAGTCATAGGTTGTTCTGAGAACTCGGTCTACCATCACATGAAACATCACTTCCAACCCCTCGTCAAGAAAGCAGCAGCATTCGAGGTTGCCATCGCTCTAGGGCAGGAAGTCAATGTTCTTCGTACCAATGTCGAGAAACTCAATGACAAGTTCAATGAGTTGTTGGACTACGGCAGCGTTCACGAAGACGGCTTCGTGGGTGATGCGGTGAAACTACACAAGGAAGTCAGAGAGAGCATCAAAGACCTAGTGAAGTTGAATGACACTTGGGGAGCAGAGAGCGATGGTGCACAAATCAACCAGACGTTCAACATACTAAAGGTCGAATTAGCCAAGGAAAGTCCTGATAGTTGGAAGAGGATTAAAGAGCAGTTATTGGAACAGCAAGGCGAGTGAGGTGGGGAGCATGGAGCAAAGAATAGTAATTACTGATTTACTACAGATGTCTCATCCGGGCTACAGGCTAATCAAGAATGGTAGAATAATCAAAGAAAACGAACTTCCTCTTCTTCTGGACTACGCTACTCTGGTATACAAGAGATTCAAGTTCTACGTCAATCGAGACTCGTATGGCAACCTTGAGTACTCATCTTTCCTCAATGACATAGTGGATTCGATGAAGACCCTATCCGAGGATGACGACCCAGTGACTGTCTGGCCAGTACGAGACAATCTCAAAGCACTACTACCACTCTTCGAGGACGAATGCAGGAGAATGGGGAAGTGCTTCACCAATCCACCTTTCGTCAAATCATTCTACATCGAACTATCAGATGCTATATCACAGGCCGCCAACTCGATGATGGGGGAGAATGAAGTAATATGACCGGGGGTATGATGGGTCGTGGTAGCGATACCAGACTGTACAACTCAAGAAGCGAATCCTCTACCATGTTCAGGTATAACGACGGGTATGAGAGTCGCTACAACCCCGGTGACCCTGAATATCTAGACGCTGAGAAGGAGAAGAAGCAGAAAGAGCAGGACAAGCAGGAGCAGAAACTCAAGAACAGGAAGCACGTCAAGGTCACACCTGCTCTACTTCAGCAATTCAAGGACGAGCCTTCAGTAGGACCTGAAGATGACTCCGAGAAGATTGACGCAGACCGTGAGTTGTCTGCTATTACAGGACCACCCGGCAACGGTGGTTTCCTGACCAGTCTCGCCACACAAGCCAAAGGACCGGGAGCAGCAGGCGGTCATGCTATATTCACCAGTGAGCCTATGGATAATGCTTGGTCATCACTCCTCAAGTCATTCGGTGAGAGTACTGATACCGCCATGCTCAGACCACTCAGAGAGTCTGGTAGAGCAGACGACAAGGAAGCGGTGCGAGAGAGGAGAAAGAAGTTCAAACCCAGCACAGGCCAGTTCAAGACAGGGCCGGGAGGTATGAGCGGAGGCATCAACGCCACCGAGCGTTCCTACAAGGCCAAGAGGAGAGGTGTCACTAGAGGCAAGAAAAGAGGAATGATGCAAGCACCCCTATCTGTCGAGATGGAGCATCGTGCAATTGCAACCAAGCAGCCGATGAGCAAAGACCCCGGTGCATACAGGAGTTACATGGGTGCTCAAGGCGGCAGGAAGAGAACAGGCAACGTCAGAGTCACAGAGTCAACACCCAACCCGAAGAATCCTAGGTCGTACAAGGCAGGTGAGACTGGCGCAGGTACAATTCAATCCAAACTACCGAGTGAGATGAAGCCGAAAGTCCCAAGGCCTAGACTGAAACCACACCGTGCACCACCCATAGTACCACCTAGAATCAGTGGTATGCCACATCTCAACATGGGTGGCTCTACACAATCCTTCTCCCCTAGAATGTCTAATCAATCAATGTCGATGATAGGCAAGAGTCGAAAGATGACATGGGGAGACAAGCAGGAACTGAGGATACTCGCTCAAAAGGTGGCAAGGCTACTTGACAAGAAGGAGAACAAGAAGAAAGGGAAGGGAGACAAGGACACTTCAGGTGGTGGCTCTAATCTACCAAAACACCCCTCTAACTCAAGAGACCAGACCAGCAAACCCAACGGACCAACAGAGAACATAGAGGAAGAGGAGATGCATGGTGCTGACCCTGTTGGTATCTACACCAGCAGGGCGGGTCGAACAGCATGACCCTCCTCTTCAAATCAGTCACACATGCCTTACTAGCAAGTGGCATGCTCAGAAAGGGAGAGGGGACGTACACCGTTGACCCCCTCACTGGTGAGTTGGTGTTCCTAGGAGACACTCACCCGGACCAGTACCACGACCTCAACCCCACCAACGACATGGGATACGACCTACCCAAGAACGCCAGATATGGCGACAGGGCAGCAGAGGGAGATTGGGGCATGGGCGCTGATGGCGAGCATGTCTACACTGACATACACGGCAACGAGCATCGACACGGAATAGACGCACTGATAGCGAAGGTGTCCAAGATAACCGGTAACGGTGAACTCGCTAGGCAGATAATCAGCGATGCGATAGGCGATTACAACGACGACCATCAGGATGCGAAGAACCAGAGTCTCCCTGAGGACATCATGTCACCAGAATGGAGGAGACTGACCAAGGGTGATTTCTCCAGCCCGAAAACCACAGAGCAGGCGAACCAGTTCTCCGCTCGTGGCAAGGGTGGTACTTTCATCAACCTCAACATGAGCAGTGATGCTCGCCTCAAGCACTCCAAGCAGGGCCTAGCAGCGCACCCTGAGTCGTATAGGATACCATTCGCACCTTACCTGCACGACATTCTCAGGGAGGACTTCAACTACAAATCAAACTTCGATGAGGGAATCACGCATGGCTACATCTCAGGCAGGCACATATCTCCTAACACTAGGAGACTGAGGGGTAGGGTAGGTGAGAACCTAGCAGATGACATGACACTACCACCTGAGTTCAGGGAGATGCTCGGCCACTCATCCGTAGGTGACGTGGTGCACAACGACGTTCACAACTGGGAGATGGTTCAACACATGCCTCTTGACATTTTCAATCCTCTTCCCGAATATGGAAAGGGAGTAAAAAATCCGGGCGGCACTAACATAAAGAAAGAAAACTATCGTGAATACATGTTAAAATTGCTACCAGCGATTGTCTCTAATCTCAATGAGAACAACACCGAGATGCTAGACGTTCCCCTATTTACGAGACAAGACCCATCAGGCCCTGTTGAAGGTCCTACAGTCAGGGAGATATATGATGAGACTAGATTTGGGAAGAAGTTTCCTAAACTTGACGAAATAATAGACCAGATGGCCATGAGTCCTGATGCTCTTCAATTCATGCTCGGCAACCCTGCTCAGAAGACATCACGTGTCAATAAGTTGGTGAACACTCTCAAGAATGAACTGATAGCACACCCCGATTTGAAGGGGCAGGGACAGCAGATGTTCGACAATGCCATGGAGAGGGTCACTGCCGGTAACACTTTGGGGACTCACGGCAAGAAGGGCAAGGCAGTGCACATGCCAGCAGCCGAGTTCCTCGCACTCTCAGGTGTCATAGGAAGTCTAGACGCTCTCACTAACTTCGCTCAAGAAGAGCCTGCTCATGAGACCTCTCAAAGTCAGAAAGACATGTTCTCCCTCTTAGGGTCTCTCGTCACATTGGGTCACGGTGGCACGGTGCGTGAGTTCGCACCTGTGTCAGGAGAGGCCGCTCCCGGTCTAGTCCCCAAGTATCTAGATGGTCACCTCGATGTCAACAGACCATTGCCTGAGCACATGCAGAACTACTTCGTGCCGAGCGCAATGACAGAGGCATACTACTCCCCGCTAGCGACAGATGACTCAGAGCCGATGGCGAAACCAGAAGCACAACCCGAAGCACCACCACCTGATTTCGCTAGTATGGATGACGAATACCGGAAGAAAGTAGGAGAGGCTATATCCAGAAGAATGCAAAAAGAGCCGATGTTCGGTCTTCCATCGTATTTCCAACAGACTGGTAAGCAACCAGTAGACCCTCTTTCTCTTGACGAGCAGCAAAGGCAAAAACTCATGGAAGCAGTCAAAACTTTTGGTGCTTCACAAAGCCCTTATCAAACAAAGTTGACTGACTCCTTCCCAGTGGCAACCAGTTTCGATACACTATCCATCGAAGACAGACTGGTGAAAGCAATGGAAAGAGTCCAGATGCTTGAGGCCAAAAGGGACGTGGCTGTGCTCAAGCAGATGCCCAAGGAGAACCTTAGTGCTAACAAGGAGGACGACGTGTCATTCCTCGCCATGAAACTCGGTATCACCAAGCAGGATGTCAGAACCATATCCAACAGCAAAGGCGATTGGGACAGGATTGCCAAGGCATACAAAATCAAACCATCAGTAGTCAAGGTGGTCAAGGTCACACTGGGGGGAGAGTGATGGGTAAGATTCTCGTCAAGTCACCAGCCATTGCTGCACCCTTGTCTGCTGCTCTAGGCAACACAGTTCAAGATGCCTTCAGGGTAAAGACACCATTTGGGAGAGGAGTCGGTGGTGCTCTCGGTGGACTTTCAGCACTGACATCCCTAGCAGATGCAAGCGAGAACCAGCAAGACCTACTCAGTGGGGCACAGATGGCCGCCGGTCGTGGCGTAGGTGCTTACATCGGTGCAGGTAAGGTAGCAGACTCTGCTCAACCAATGGTCAGTCAGGCTTATGACAAGACTCATCGGGGATTCAACAAACTCAGAGGTGTAGCCCCGCCTGAACACAGAGACCAACAAATAGCAGTGCGTAGGGAAAGAGCAGCACAACCTGCCGCCTCGCCGGACTTCAACGTACCAGAAAACTTCCAACTGGGGATATACGGCACACCCATGCCCGGAGGTAATCAAGTGGTATCAGGTCAAAAGGGTATACAGAGAAATATGTTCAACCCAGCAGCACCAGCAGCGCCTACCGGTCTTGAAGCAGCAGGACTAGGCAACGTAGACCCATCAGTGCTGCAAAATGTCGCTCCTAATCCTGATGTTAGAGCAGGACAGTCATATGCTGACCAAGTTTACCAGACACCAACTGGCTCTGCCGGAGTGCCCACAATGAGCATGGAGCAGATGGGTCAGATGCTACCGGGGGTCGAACAACCCTCTCTTCAAACACAGAATGCCAAAGTAGGCTCTACTGAAGTTGGTGTTCCTGCAAAACAAGCGGTAGACCCGAATCAAGTAAACCCTGAAGACCTTGTTGCTGAGATGAATCCACAGGGCGCTGCTGGTTATTTTGGTTATCAGAATAATATGAAAAACGCAGGAGAACCGATGGAACTGGCTTTTATGTTATTGAAGTCGGTGATGCGATGAGCGACGAGTCGATGGATGACTTCATCATCCAGATGGACAGGGAGATGTGCAGGAAGTCATTCGAGTACTTCTTCGTGGACATACTCGGTTTCCTGTTCAGCGACCATCACCAATCTTGGAAGGACGGGCTTGAGGAATCGCAGTACTACTGCGTGAAAGCATCTCGTGACCACGGCAAATCCGTGTTCTTCATGTCCTATGCATTGTGGCTCGCTGCATTCAATCCCAACAAGCACATCATGATTTTCTCACACTCCCTTGAGCAGACGCTTGAGCACATGCGATTCATAAAAAGCAACATCGACAGGACCGATTGCCTTCGTGGTCTGATACCAGAGGGCAGACCTTGGGCCAAATCGTACTTCGAGTTCTCCAACGGCTCTCGTATCATGGCCAAGTCGGTCGGTGGTGCTACTCGTGGTTTCCACCCCGACGTGGTTGTCTGTGACGATATCCTGTGGGGCACTAGCGGTACTGAACTACAGAGAACCGCAGATTGGTTCTACGGTGTACTTCTTCCTGTACTTCACCACAGCAGCAAACTCATGATGGTAGGAACTCCATTCAGTTACAACGACCTGTATGCGGAGTTGGAGCAGAAGGAGACGTTCCGTGTGGAGACCTTCCCTGCGATAAACAACGAGGGAATCGCACTCTGGCCTGAGCGTTGGAACATAGAGGCATTGGAGCAGAGGCGACTCTCCATGCCAGCAATACAATTCAGCCGTGAGTATCTGTGTGAGCCTATCCACGATGTGGCCAGTATGTTCCCGATGGACATACTAGAGGGCGCTAGAGACACTGAACTCACCCTGATAGACAGGGCTGAGACCAACTACAACGAGGAGGGAGAGCCTGACGGTGTGTTCGGCCAGCACTTCATAGGGCACGACCCGGCCATATCCTCCGACAAGAATGCTGACTTCACAGCAATGACTGTCATGAGGCAGATTCCAGATGAGGAGTTCAAGCAGATAGTGCATGTCGTCCACGAGCGTGGTATGTCCTCGATGGCGCAGAAGAGGATGATGGTCATGCTCAACAACAAGTTCAGTCCCGAACTGATAGAACTTGAGGGCAACAACTTCCAGAGGATGCTTGAGCAGGAGATGAGGGAGATGGCGGCAGACATGCCAATCCGTGTCTTCATGACAACCAGAGCGAAGAAGGAGTCACTATTCATGTCACTATTGCTGGCATTCGAGCAGGGGCACATCAAACTACCATACGGAGACGAGAGGAGCAGGAAGTACACACACGAGGTTGAGAGCCAGTTGAACAGGTTCGGCATGCAGAAGAACGGCAGGCTAGAGAGCGTGGGCGTTCACGACGACTTGGCGATGAGTCTCGCTCTCGCTAATTGGGCATCAAAGGAGTTCAAGGGGACGGTTGTTCTCCTAGATGATTATATGCCGGGCTTCGACAGCATGTTCGGCGGCGGGAAGGAACAGTCCGGCGGAGGGTGGCTAATACCCTGAGGTGAGAGAGATGGCGAGATACGATAATAACAGCAGTACAAACATGACAGACAATTCAACAGGCGTTTTCTACACATACTGGGGTGATGACAATCTGGTATAGCGCCGTACTGAAGGAAGACGTAGACTTCCAGATTGAATCTATACAGAAGGAAGAGGAGAAGTTCACACCCTCATACGCATTCTCCAACACAGGCAGTGGTTGGTTCGAGACTCATCTTGGTTGCAGTGCATCCGACTTCGTATCCAGACTCAGGAAGATGAGAAGGAACAACAAGGAAATCAAGAGCGACATCGACCTCCTTATTGAGGATGTTAGGACACTCAAGGCGCTGGAGGTGAAGACCACGCTCAAGGGTATATCTTGGGCTAACGGCAAGGAGAGCACGATAAAGCAACTGGGTGCTAGTGATAGAGACCTCAAGAGTCTCAGGAGATTCGGTGAGAGTCGAAGAGTAGGACTCATGCAGGCCTGCAACCTGTGGGACAGTGCTGACTCGTCACTCAAAATGCTAGACCAATACACAGATGTTTGGGGTGAGCAGGAGTCACAGGCATGGGCTACGGCCATGCAGAGCAAGACGGATGCCAAGAAGATGTGGAGAAGCACTCTGCACCAATCCGAGCGCCTGACTCAGAAGGAGCAGGACACATTGACCAAGGCATCATACATACTACAACTAGAGGGTGCACTCTCCAGTAGGAGACTACAGGAGAGAATGCTGGACCAATCCATACTACACAAGAGCATGACAACAGGCAAGTTGTCCAAGTTGCTCTCGATGTACGGTGAGGAGTATGATATCATCAACGGTCCTAAGAAGGGTACATTCGTCAAGATGGACGATGATGGAATCATCATCAAGAACCCTTGGTCATACGCCGCTGATTTCCTAGAGTCAGATGGTTTCATCAAAGTGTCAGAGAGAGGTGAGACCTCACTCGGATTCGTATCAACAGGGAAGAGAGGCAAGGTACATTGCGAGCAACTACACAAGATGATAGAAGGTGGTACTCTCCAATTGAACAGAAAAATATCCAAGGAACACACGACTCAACACCGTCTTGTCTTCAACATGGACAATGAGATATCTAACATTCTCAAGAACATGTTGCCTTACCTATCGACAAAAAAAGAACAAGCGGTATACATATTGGATAAAATGGAAACACTCAAGCACGACGCACCCCACGGCGTTGACAAACAGGAGGGTGATGTAGATGGCAGATGAAAGTCCTGTAAGGAGATTTCTGGATTCTCTGAACCCATTCAAGAGACGTACTACCCCTCAACCTCAGATGCCTCTGTACACCACTGGAATACAAGAGCCTGTGTTGGCACAGGGTATCACTATACCCGCTCTATACGCTGTATCACATGAGAATCTCATTCTCAGAACAGTCTTATCCAAACTACAGCAGGAGATATTCAGGAGGGGGTACTTCTGGGAGAAGAAGTTCAGATTCAAGTGCGACACTTGTGGTGAGGAATACCATCACGATGTGGATATGTGCAATGTCTGCGACTCACCGGTCAGACCACCAAGTGCTGATGAGATTGTCTACCCAAGATGGCTTCTCAGAGAGCAGAACTCCATGGAGCAGGACTTCATGCATGTGCTGTATGAGATAGAGAAGGACCTCAATGTAGTTGACGATGCCTTCCTCATTATCGTCAAAGAGTACTACGTAGACCCAGAAGACGGTGAGATTCAGTTCTTCAGGGTCAAGGAACTCATTCGTGGTGACCCTATATTCATGCGAATAGTATCTGATAAGAGAGGAGTCAGAGGTGGTAGGTACAAGGTCTGCCCTTTGCACAGGACAGAGGTATCCTATCCCGGTCAAGAGGGCGACTGCCAAGTCTGTGGTGGGCAGATGGAAGACGTGCACTACATCAATATGGCTGGTAGTGGCAAGAGCCAGTACTACCTCAAGGGTGAGGTACTCCACGTCAGCAAGTACAACCCATCGAAACTCTATGGAAGAAGCCCTGTCAATACCATGTGGAGACAGGCCATGACACTCACAGCGATGGACAACTACATGTACACATCATACCAGAAGAGGAGAGCACCCAAGGGAATCATATCAGTTACTACTGACAATCTGGAGTCGATGAAGTCCTTTTGGAAGACAGTCGATGAGAAGATGGAGAGAGACCCTCACTACATACCGAAAGTCGGTATCGAGAGTTCCAGTGGAAGAGGGGGTGTCAATTGGATTAAGTTCATGGATACCCTTGAGGAGATGCAGTACATCGCAGTTCGTGATGAGATGAGAAACAGGATAGCAGCATTCTACGGTGTGTCAGCAGTGTTCATGATTGACAACGGCAAGAGTGGTGGCCTCAACAACGAGGGTATGCAGATTCTCGTCACCAACCGTGCCGTAGAGTACGGGCAGAAGGTGTACACTGATGTTCTCTTCCCACGTATGCTCAAGGAGATGGGGGTAGAAGATTGGAAACTGACACTCTATCCGAACGAGGAGGAAGACGAGATAACCAGACTCAGGAGAGACGAGATGGAAGCGAACCTAGCACAGAGGATGATGATGCTAGGATACAAACCCGAACTGCTCGAAGAAGGAGAGAGGGACATTCGATTCGTATACAAGAAGATAGACCCGATGGAGGGACAAGGTATGCCACCCGGAGGTGGCGGTATGCCAATGATGCCACCGGGAATGCCACCGGGAATGCCACCGGGAATGCCACCGGGAGGAGCAATGCCGCCCGGAGTCATGCAGAGAGTACCCGGAATGCCACCGGGAGTAGCCAACCCCGGAGGGGAGGGTATGGGTATCAGGAACGCACCTCCAGCACGGCCTGAGCAAAGAGCATCAGCAGGTGCAGGCTCACCATTCTCCAATGTTCAACAGAGAGGACCACAACAATCACCTGTTCAGAGAGCACAACGTGGCATTTCAGACGCAAAACGCCCTCGTGGTGCATAAGGATAATTAAAGGAACAACACTTCGGAGGGCACGAGTGAGTATGGACCTATTGAAGTTAGACCCGATGGCTAGGAAGTTAAACGTGCATGCAGAAGCCTTCACCAAGGCTTTTGAGAATGGTAATGCAGATGATGCAAAACAACATCTAGAGGAGATGTTGAAGTTCGGAGGATACCTACATGAGGACCTATCTGTCAAACTAACAAAGGCGGATAATCCGCTATCTGAATATGTAAACGGTGTAGCACCTATGAAGTTCAATGAGAGAGGCACTAATTTCGATGTCAATCAAAGAGACAGTCAGTTGCCGGGCACAATCATTTCTGCACGAAGCAACAGCAGGATGAGACCCCACACTGGTACTTTCGGAAGAGCATACAGACCAGAGTGAGGATTCAACGTGACAACAGAAGAGAGTGGAACAGAGCGGTTAATGAATGCTCTAATCAACAAGATGGAGTCCATGGACCGTTCTCTCGACAGTTTGAAGCAAGAGAACATAGAACTCAAGAAGATGATTCAAAGACCCGGAAACCTACTCAAGAGAGCAGGTTTCGTATCAGTCAACACCCCGTTGTCAGAAGACGTAGAGACTGATAACTTCAGAGCAGACCTAGACATGGGAGAGGCTACTCTATTGAAAGGCAAAAGAGTAGACATCGGTGTGATGAGCAACGAAGACGTACATCAGATGTCTTGGGATGACATTCACGATTTGGCAGATAGCACCAAGAACGTGGAGGTATTATGATGAGACCGAGATATGAAGAAGTTTCCAATGAGGCAGAAGCACTATTGAAGAAAGCACAAAATCTAGCAAAGAGAGCAGAGAAACTTGAGAAATCCGCTCAACCTCACTACGAGCAGACCTTCTCCACAAAACCAGAGGGCATGCATTTCGTATCAGAGACTGGTGGGCAGACCAAGAGCGCAGGGTACTCGACCAACGGACATCTACTAGATGTGGAGGACGTAGCCAACAAAGGTGCTATGTCTAGTTCCTTCAATATAGATGAACTCGCAAACAGGATGAACGCTCATCAAAACGGTGTACAAGACCGTGATGTTTCCACAGACAACAAACAACCAGATAGAGACTAGGTGGTAACGTGTGTATGAAGATTCAGTATCCACGTTCGTGAAAGCACGAGAACAACTCCTGCTCAGTATACTAGACGGACTAGACGTAGATGAGAGCATAGATGAGTACGTCATCGCCAAAGCGGTGATGGAGCAGGATGGCTTCACCAACGACACCACTTGGAAGGAGAACATATGCGACTCCTTCGTCAGGAAGATGTCCTACAGTGGTAAGGGGTACATACCTAAGCAGCAGTTCCTAGCCATACAAGCCGAGCAGAACCAGCAGCATCTCTCCAAGAATCAACCTTGGAGAGGCAGGGTCAAGAGGAGAGGGGCTTCGCACCATCACGACCTAGATGTCGCAGACGTGGGTCTAGCACCCTACGGTGACTCGAAGTCCAATCCCTTCAGCAGTTTCTACGACCCATCGAAGAGAATGCTACCCTCAGGTCGCTCAATCAGAGACGACTTGATGGTTAGGCAGATGCTACCGACACACACCAACCACAAGACCCACGGAAAGATGTCAGCGGCGGTGGAGCATGCAGAAGACAGGATGCTCAGGAAGAAGGGCAGCCCGCACCACAAGGGCATGGAGAAGATTGACCTAGAAGGTAACACGGTCAGGAACTTCCACGGTCTCGGCCCTCTCGGTGGTCTGAAAGACGTATCACTCAAAACCATGCAAGACGTGTATGAGAGGGACTACCAGCGCTGGCTCAGTGGTGACGAGGAGTGGAAGAGCATCCACTCTGAGACCGGTGAGGTGGACCATGACGGCTCTTGGAGGACAGGCGCTATCGCAGATGCCAGAGCAGAGGGGCTGTCAGACGAGTCTCCAGACGGTCACTTCCACTCGCAGGAGGAACTGGCTCTCAGGAGACTACACGCAGACGACAGGGCTAGGAGTTGGAATCACAAGCACATAGACACCGAGGTCAAGGAGCAGCCCTTCGACTATGCACTCGCAGACAAAGAGGGTAGGATGCCACCAGCGGAGACCATCGACCACGGATACCAATTGGGTCTTGGTGGTTTCATGCACCAACTACAGTGGTTCTCCCCCAGAGAGAGGACAGGGATAATGAGCAAGATACAGGACGGGCTGGACAAGGTGGGAAACCAAGACATCAAACTACCAGACGGCACAACCGTATCCGCTGGTAGGATAAAGAGGTCAACTCATCACATACTCAACTCGATGTCCAACTGGGGTGGTAGACAGCACGGATTTACGCACGAGAACATCATACCCCATAGAGAGAGTAACGAGGAGCAACTTTCTGACAATCAGAAAGACGAGTTCTTCTCAGCACTTCACGACATAGTGCATGATGATGATTTCGAGCACAGGGACACCATACACAACAACCTCAGAGAGGCTCTGGGTCTGGAGTTAGTCAAAGCCAATGATGATAACGGCCTTGACAAGGATGGTCATTTTCACAAGGAGACAGGCAAGGCACACAAGGACTTCAACCACCTACCCAAGTTGTCGAAGCACACTGACAGGTCAATCAAGGGATACCAGAAGAACAACGAGGGTGCATCCGAGGAGGATGCCATATCCGCTCATTATGACAAGTCCCTGAACGACATAATCAGAACAGGACACGGAGATAGGCTATCCAAGAAGGAGATTCTCTACGCATTGGGGTACAACGAGGACATGACCGAGATGACCGAGGATGATGACCACCACTATCCCAACTTCTCAGGCCCTCTGCTCGACAGGGACACCCTCATGTCGGTGCTCGCCAAAGCCAAGTCCCAAGGAGACCTAGGCAAGGATGCCAAGGGGATACGCAACGACATGCTTCTGCATGGTGGTCTGTACTTCGATGAGTCTGAGATTGACCCGGAGATGGCTGAATCCATGCAGGACTTCAGGATTCCCGGTAGCACAGGTCACTACGGTCTCGGTGCATTCTTCGCTCCGGCCTTCGCTGCCGGTGGTCTCGGAAGAAACCCACACACTCTGATGGAGATGATATTCAGACACTTCTCCAATGCAGAGGGTGAGAGTCATCTAGGTATGGTAGACGGAGAGCGAATAACACCTAACGAGTTCAACATAGGTATGATTGCACCCTACCTCAATCACAAGCGTGGTGTCTTCAACACCCCAGCCAACATACTATCCAAGTACGGACAAACCAAGGTACACGGAATAAAGGGCACAACCCCGAAGAACCAGATACTCGCAAACCTATCGCACCTATCACCCGGTCTGGTGAATGTCATATCCAGACTGTCAGATGAGGAATTAGTGGAGAAGTACGGCAAGAACTACAGAATCAACAAACCACAATACTCCTCAGGTGCTACCAACTCAAGGATACCACATGGCAAGGGATACAAGAGGTCAGTGAAGAAGCAGACGGACATAGGCGGCACGAACCTAGCAGCAACCGTAGGAGTGGGTGAGGAGTTATCGACAGGGGACAACGTGCAGGATAGTTACGAGGAGAAGATAGACCCAGACCAAGTTTCCAAGTTCCAACACCTATGGTCGCACTCCATAGCGACCATGATGGGGAGAGGTAGTAGTGGGAGACCTGTCGGTATGCTCGGACTGTCACCATCGAGTCTCAAGTTGAACCTCCCTTCATTCGGTGCTAGGGTTGGTGACGATGGGTCAGTTGAAGATTTCCTACAACACTTCGGTCTGAATGATAGGATGGGAGGCACGTTGATGAGGCAGCACATGGACAGGATACATTCTCATCACAAGGCAATCGAACAGATGGCGATGGTCCTCAGGAAACTGAAGCCGGAGGGCACGTTCAGCCCAGACAACCCCAACTTGCATGCGGAGATTGACGGCCTGTTCAGGGATGCCAACATGGTCCTGATGCACCTACCGAGGGGAGCAGAGATAGAACTACCCAACGGTGAGACTTGGACAAACGAACTCAAGGTGATGGAGCACGGTATAGACCAGAAGCAAACGCCATTGCAGAGGACTGGACTTCACAGACTACCAGAGCACATGCGAGAGCACGGTTTCAGAATAGACTCGAAAACCACCCTAGACGACCTAGTGAAGCACCTAGGTATGGGTGATGATGGCACTCACTCAGCGCACTACGGAAACGTGCTGGACTCGATAAAGGCATCACTCGACCCGAACAACGAGGATGACCACAGGGTGCTGATGTCTCTCAATTCCATGACAACAAACCCCCCTGAGTTGTACGCAGGAAAGGGGCAAAGGATGTTCTTGGGGTATGATGACATAGAACACATGCACGACCATGCCGGGAAGATATTCGCATCCACTAGAGACTCTTCCGTCTCCGACGAGGAGTTCGAGGAGAAGTACGGGTACTCCAAAAATGACGTGCTTGGGTACACAAAACGCATAGAGTCCCAGATGAGGGGACTCAGGGGTCAGGTCAACAGCCTTCCCAAGGAGGTTCAAGACAGTCTAGGTCTGACATACTTCGCAGCGCCTGAGATAGGCAAAGGGAGAAACATGCGCTCTGCTCTTACTAACAAGGTAATTAGAGTACCGAAGGGCATTGGGCCAGCACGTGGTGGTGGTATAACCAAGAGAGCAGACTACATCCAACATGCGAGCAAGGACCTCTTCGTACATGACCCCAACTTCGACCTGTCATCGTCACCTGCCATGATTGATAGCGAGACCATAGGCTTCGGAGCAAGGGAACTGCACCCGATGGGAGTACAAGGCTCACCCATCATGGACCTCTATGGATACTCAGGACTCATGGACCACGGCAACCACAGACTCAGGAAACCAGCCGAGTCCTTCGATGCCACATTCGGTGAACTCACTTCAGGACCGACAAGTGCTCCCCAACCGATGCACGCAGTACCCATGTCAGTCATCCAACAGCATTTCGGGGGAGAAGTGGCAGCAGCAGTCCAGAACCTCGATGACCAGAACGTCTCTATGACGGGTGCTAACCAGTACATGGTCTACCCAGACGGCACTGTACCAGCAGAACAACCCTACTCAATAACGACCAGCGAGCCATCGGACTACGCAGCGTTCCTGCTCAACCCAGACTCACTGATGCTGAAAGGAGACGACACACCGAACTTCGTGCCACCGATACGACCCATGCACAGGATATTCAATTTCAAGGACATGGAGCAACTCAGGGGGTTCACCGGCTCTTGGGTGGTTTCCAAGTGGTACGAGGGCGAGAGGGTCGTGGTCATGAAGTTGAACGACAAGGTATCAGCCTACAACGAGCACAACTCAAGGATGAGCATACCTGATTGGGTCAAGGATGGTGTCAAGAACCTAGGTAAGAAGGACTGCACTTTGGATGGTATACTCTCAGACGACGAGTTGCACATCATCGACATCACCTATTACGATGACACTGATATTACTGACATGACCATACAAGAGAGACTGAAGATACTCAGGGGGCAATTCGACGGATACGATAATGTCACCGTGCCCGGACCTCATGACACACGCATGACTGACGATGAGGGTCTGGAGGATACGGTCAAGACATTGCTTGAAGAGCATGACTGTCTACTCATCAGAGATGGTAAGAGCACATACATGAAGGGAGAGAAGAGACACCCGAAATGGGTTCTACTGAGACCGAACAAGAGTGTCAACCTGAGGATTCTCGATAAGAGAGGCAAGAAGAGCATTACATACCGGCTAGGTGCAGGACCTCTGATTGACGATGAGGGTATAGAGAATGCAACAGTGGACTACGAAGGGGAGGTGTATCTCGACGTAGGTACGGTATCTAGCCCAAAATCGTTTGACGAAGGGGAAATTGTAGAAGTCGAAGTCACCGGTATCAAGAGGAAGAAAATCAACGGTAGGGAAGTGTACGACCTGAACCCAGTCAAGATAGTGGGTGATGGGGAGGGCGAGTCCAGCGTCAGCATGGAGACACTCAACATACTAGCCAAGTCCGTACCAAACCTGCACTTCCCGCATGATGTGGATATAGAGGACAACACCTTGATTGTCAAGACATGCATTGACAACGACGTATTCTACACACTGGAGAAGTCTGATTTGGGATACTGGGTGCATTCACCACGTACACTCTTGTCAGAGTTCGGTGAATCCGATTATTCAATCAGATTATCTGAGAGCCTCAAACCATACTGGTCTCAGGTTGCCAGCATGATGCTCAAGGGCAAGGTCGAGAAGAGACCCATACCTGAGAAGAAGGTTCAGGACAAGGCTAAGACTCTAGCAGAGAAGAATCAGATACTCAAACCACAGATGGAGAAAGCACTCGGTGTCATGGTCAGGGTTCTGGATGTATTAGAGAAAGGACAATTCCCCATGAGTGGGGGCAAAGGTCTCGGTATAGAACTAGGTGGTAGTGTAGAAAGCCCTAGAGGTCCTACTACACTCGACGGTGAGCAGACGCTCCCCGACTACGATATGAGAGCGAGACCCACGGAAGATGCCGAAAAACCATATCCACATATGAAGCGGCAACAAAAGAAGGGTAAGGGTATCAAAAACGAAGATTCAGGGCCAGATAAAGAAGCAACAACAGTTTAGATTGTTGCCGCTTCATATAAGTAGTATGACACAGTAACTCTGGGTCAGTGTGCTATCCCCATTGCGACAACCTCAGTCTGGAATTACACTCATCAAGGGTGGAGACCTCGTTGTTGCCGGGTATGCTAGCGTAGAAGTAGTTGACAAGCAAGGAGACAAAATTACGAAAGAAGCATTGAAAGGCGCATTCAAGAAATATATGGAGGACCACAGATACAGAAACGTGCAATTAGCGCATTCTAACATTCAAGTGGGTGAAGTAATTCCTAATTATACAGATAGCGAAGGGAGGTTGTGGAAAAGCGAAGTTGACGATGTCGGAATGTTTGTAGTTGTAGAATTACGAGACGACATCGAAAAAGCAAAGGAAGTCGCTGCCGAGATACGAAAAGGCTCATTGAGAGGTTTTAGTATTGGAGGGCAGGCATTCAAACGAGTCAGAAAATCAGACCCGGTACATGGAGACTACCAAGAAATCAGCAAACTTGAACTACACGAAATCACAATTTGTGAGAAAGGAATAAATCCAGAAGCAACATTTAGGATATTAAAAGAAGATAAAAAAAAGGTGAAAAAAATGACAGAAGCAGAAAATGATGTAATGACGCAAATGACAGATGTCCTGTCACGTCTGGAAGGCCGTCTCGACTCCATGGAGAAAGGGGAAATGCCACCGGGCTTGAAAGAGCATATGCAAGGCAAGAAGAACGACGACGACGGCGATGAGAAAGACGACGAAGAGAAAATGTATGGTGACAAGAAAGAAGCCATGAAAGATGAAGAAGACAAAGATGTCGAAAAATCACAATACTCTGACGTTATCTCCTCTGAGTACCTAAATTGGATGGAAGACACTCTGAAGAGTGCAGGTGTGGACACAATTTCCGCACGTGCTCACTTTGATGATGTCAACAAGGCAAACCTTGGTTCTACCCCAGAAGAAATTGGAGACGGAGCAACAAGGTTTGGTGGACAAGCACCAAAGAGGGAATCCGTAGACGGAAAGCCAGAAGTCCCCAAGGCCAACTTTGGCTCTGGTGGAAAAGGCAAGAAATCCACACTAGAGAAGTCCGACTTCCTAACAGCAGACAGAGTATCTGACTCAGACATCGAGGCAGCATACGAGGTCTACAAAGCAGCAGCACTGGAGCAAGAGTTCAAGGGAAGCCTAGAAAACCACTTCTCCAGCAGATTCGCATCAGAGAGGCAACACGAAATAGCAAAAGCAGAAGCAGCAGCATTCGACGCTCGCAGCCCACTAGCCGCTATCGAGAAGTCTCTAGCCGCTCTTACAGAGCGCATCGACAGCATCGGCTCAACAGAGTCCGGTTCTACAATCGCAAAATCAGCAGCATCCCTTCCAACCGTTGAAATCCCTTCAACTGAGGAACTCGCAACAATGAGTTGGGACGAGGTACATAACCTCGCAAACAGCACCTTCAGGAGTGATTAAGAATGGCAAGAAACTACGTACGCACAATAACAGACATGGAAAGATACTACTACGGAGCAGGTAACTCAATGGGTTACTCCTACTCCGGTAGTGAACTATTGAAAGCAGATGCACCAATGCTCTCTTCAAC